CGTGTATTATTTTGTTTTCCGTAAATTGACTTGGTTTTGGTTTATTTTTTATTCCATACTTTTGCCTGTTTCATCAATTTGGGCCATAATTCACTTTCTCTTTTAAATTATAATACCATGAAAGAAATACTGCTAAAAGAGAAAGATGAAATAGAGAAGAGACTTAAAGTGTTTAATGATGCTAATTTTATTTTTGACGAACCTTCACATACCTACACATACTCGGGTAAAAAATTCGATTCAGTTACAACTTTCCTGAAGAATTTTAAAGAACCGTTCCAGAGGGATTATTGGGTAAGAGAAAAAGCAAGACAGAGAGGAGTTGACCCATCGGTCATAGAGAACGAGTGGAAGGAAAAAGCTGACAAATCTACTGTTCTCGGTACAAACGTACATAAATGGATAGAGGATTTTTGGACTGGCCTTAATCCAGAAATGCCTGAACCAGGGGAGGAGATGGAGAGAGTTTTGAAGTTTAAGGAATTGTACGAGCAAAAATTAAAAGATCTAGTTCCCCTGCCTTCTGAGCTAAAAATATTTTCTAAGAAATGGAGATTAGCTGGAACTATAGATCAGCCATTTCTAATGTGGGACGAGAAGAGAAATAAGATTTTAATTTTAATAGGCGACTGGAAAACAAACAAGGAATTTAAGCACGACGATCATCCAAAGGGAAGATATAAAAAATTGCTTAGACCTTTTCATACTCTTTACGAGAATCAGCATAATGAATATTCTATACAGCTTTCCATGTATAGACTGATACTAGAGGAAGCTATTGGTTTGGAGACCGAAAGCGGATTCCTAGTTCATATAGGACCAGATGGACCCGCTAGAATATTTCCAGCGAGGGATCTTCGAGCTCCTCTTAGAGCCTACCTAGATCAAAATAGAGCAGAGTCTGATATCTTCGATATTGAATAAAATAGTGAAACTTATTACTAAAAAGAAGTATAAATTAAAAAAATAACAAAATGGCTAGACAAAAGGAAAAAAACGAAGAATTGAATTTAGCATCCTCAGCTAATTTAGATAGATTACCGGGTGAGATTGAAACTATGGAATTTGGGGGTATGCATATTTCGGTTGATGAAGAAAAAGTTCAAAGAATTGAAAAAGAACTAGAGGAAAAAATAGAGGAGTCCAGAAAAAAAGTATATGCTGTTTCTATGGATACCGAAGCATTCCAAGCTTTTAAAAAATACATAACCGAGAGTGCTGAATGGAGCTCCACCGAGTCTATTGGTATTGTAGAGATTAGCAAATCTATCTCTAAGATTGAAAAAGAAGGAATTAAAGACAACATGGTTTATATGAGCTCTTTGACTCTTGAGGCTAGTCACTATTTCATTTCTAAGTCAAGAGGTAAAGGACTAGATGAAGCAAAGAACTTCATTAAGCTATACAAGCCTATTGATATTGCATTAAATGATGTAAAAGAGGACAATAGAAATATCGAGGAGATTAGAAAAAGATTAAACGCAGCTCAACAAGGTATAGAGCTAGTGTAATTAATTTTTAAATAGCATCTAAAAAAGCCGGGTTTCCGGCTTTTTCTTTTTCCAAAATAATATTAGATAAATACTTAGTACTTTAAAACAATAAAACAATAAAACATGAAAACATTAGAAAAAATTAAGGAATATTCCTGGGCAATTACCCTTTTCTTACTTTTAGTTGTATTTTTAAAACAATGTGGAGTAAACAGAGAGGTTGATAGAATAGATAAAGAGATTAAGAAAATAACACAATCCACCGATTCTATACAAGAGTCACTTATAACTAAGGATCAGATGGATAATGCTCTTAAGCAGAATATGTTCAATTTTCTTATTTACGAAGACGATTTCGATAAAGGAAAAACCTCTTTGTCTGATATAAAATCCAAGATAGAAAATTCTAATAAGTAATCGTATGGAGAAAGGATGGCTAAAATACTTTATAATAGGAACTTTTGTTTCTCTTTACCTTGTAGTGTCCGTAATCTCTACGATACACGTTATTCAATTCTTTGATCTTACAAATCCAAAGTGGCTTTCAGTGTCACTTGCTATAGCTTTTGAACTCGGTGCAGCTGCTTCCCTTGCTTCCCTTATAGCTCTAGATAAGATGAACAAATTCCTAGTTTGGATACTTTTTATAACGCTTACTGCTATGCAAGCCATGGGAAATACCTACTATGCATATACAAACATACAGGATTTCCAGGGATGGAGCGAGCTATTTGGCTTAATAGAAGAGGATATTATATTTCAAAAACGTATATTGTCGATAATCAGCGGTGCAATACTGCCTCTTGTAGCTCTGGGCTTTATAAAATCTCTAGTTGATTACATAAAGCCAGAGGATCCGGAGCAGATATTGAAACCCGACCCGATCGTGGAAGAAGATGATGCTTTACCTAGGGAGGAACTAGAGATCGTGGCATCTGGCGATAAACCTGAGGTTCCTTTGGAAAATAATGTGGATGTTATAAGTATATCTGAGATGAAAGAGGAGTATCCTGCTATCCAAATTGAGGAAGCTAGTGATTTACCAGATTTGCAGTATGTAAACGTTGGACAGGAACATGCTGAAGCTAACAATCAGAATTTACCACAGACTTTCAACGAAATAAAGAACGCTAACTCCAACAGGAAATCACTGAAGCAAGGCGTTCCACCTTTCATATAAGGATAAATAAAAGAATAAGAAATGGCAGATTACCCGCAGATCCAACAGGAGTCAAATAACTTAAATTACGACGGAGGAGGTAGTACAGGCGGTACATATACCCAAACTGTACAGGGTGGATCTACTAGTGCGCCAGTTTTCACACCTGGTGCTTGTACTTTTACTGCTAGATACACTAACGTTGCTAGAACAAGGGAAGCATTACCGCTGATAGATTGGACGTTTAAGTATAAGAACCAACCTGCTTTTTTTAAATACTTCAAGTCCTCTTTTAATGTATGCCTGCAGTCAAATGTGATGGATACCCTGAGCTTAGCTTCTTTTTTCCATCCTTTTCTTTCTTTCTCTAGTTACCAAAAGCAAACATTTGTAATAGCTCCGGATACTTCAATCGATGTAGATACTGGTAATTTTGCCAACACATTAAACGAGGTTAGCTTTATATTGGCAAGAGCTTATTATCTACCGACACAAAAGGGAGCTGCTAGAGTATTATTTTGGGACTACGACGGAAACACTAGATACCCGATGGGTGAAATAATGGTTTTAACCGGCGCTGTAAAAGAGGATCAGAATTGGAAGGGGTGGAATATAAGTTCTTTCTCTAATATAGGTCACACAGGTCCTGTATCCAATCCTAGTTTGGGTGGCATCACCTTTACAAACCCAACCGAATCGCCAGTTAAACTGGTAGTAATAACAGCAAACTAATATGGCAACAAGACCCGTTATATGTCCCTATATAGAACCAGAGGGATTGAAATTCGAAAGAACTAACCTGGTTATAGATTCAAACAGCATGATGAATCCTCAAATAGTGCTTATGTTAGAGGATTTGTTATTTGATGTTCCTGCATATTCAAAATCCACAATAAATCTTAGAGCTGAATCCTGCGCACTGATAAGCCAGTCGGACATAGCGGATCCTGGAGGGTACGTTAGCTTTATAGCTATTAAAGCAGTATACCCAGCTGGGACTTTAGAAAAAGACAAGTTCATTACATGGGAGTACAGGGGCAATGAATATTTTATGGGCGAACTTACTGTATTGAGCGGTGTTAATATCACAACTTTTGATTCTGAGCAATATGGATGGAATCTGGCTAAACCTGGACCAGTATACCAGGACGGAGGTATAACGGTGTGTAATCCCCACTTAGATAAAAGGGTAATTTTAGAGATATTGGTTTGCAGATAATGATATATAGACCAAAAAGTACTCTGAAAAAGATATATAGAATACAAAAAAATTATTAACTCATGGACTTCATTAACAAAGTACAAAAATTAAAAGAAACTACTACCTCACCGGAGGTTAAATCTCTGTGTGAGAACTTCTTAAACGAGGCATCAAATAAAAATACCCTTATAGAGGGACTTAAAAATTCCAATGATGTTGAGGTTTCTGGTTTCTTAAGAGAAAATACATCAAACATCTGGAATGATTTCAGAAATCAAGAAATGGAAGCTTCCAAAAGAGCAGCTTCTTCACTTTTGGAATCTTGGAGCCAGAATACATCTAAAGGAGATAATTCCGGAACTTGGATTACGCCTTCTAAAGAAAAATCAGGTGATAAAGAGATGAGTTCTTTAAACGAGTCCCTTTCTCACATAAAAGGTGATAAATCTGTTAATTCTTTTTTAACTTCTGAGTCTATTAAAAATCTAGGTGTTCTTGAGTCTGTTAAGTCTCTTCTTAGTTCACCTGTTGCCGAGCACATGAAGGCTAAGATCATGTTAGAGAATTATAAAAATATCCTTGTTAATAAGAATATCCCAGAGTATGCAGTTATTGAAAATTTTGTTAATGATTTAAGCCAATTGACATGGGATGCTAAATCTAAGGAGGTCTTTGAATCACTTCTAGGTAAAGCTAATACTTACAACAGAGAGATATACGTTTCTAAAGTGATAGATTCTATTAAGGGATCTGGATCTAGAGAATTTTACTCTGATCTTTATGAGTGTTTAAATGAGTGGATGGTATCTAAAGACAAGTCAAACGGTCTCCTAGTTAATCAAATCTCTAAATATTCTTTCAATCCTGTAGTTAAAAACCTTATAAACTATTTGAATCTTAACGAAAGTCGAAAAGATTCAAGCAGACTTTCTATCCCTGAAACTAATCAAGGTGAATCATACGTAGAGAGAGCTTATTCCGCAATGGCAACTAATGAGGATCAAAATTTCGCATTTGGCCTTGGTGGATTTATTTTCGAAGCAACAGAGAATGGCGTACAGAGAATAGACGCTAAGACTGCAGCTTCTTCATACGGTAATACATTTGTTAATCTATTGGGAATTACTTCTAGACCCGATGTTAAGATAAATGAAGCGGGTGTTCATTTCTCAATCGGCAAGAAGGTAGTTAGTATAACAGAAGGAACGGAGAATAATCCTAATGTATTTGTTGGTAGAAATAAATTAGCTTTCTCTAATGTTAACGAAATGGCTAAGATAATAGGATTGGAAGTATCCTCTTATATGGGATATAATGATATGTCTCTTGTAAAAGATATAGCTACCGTTTATGAAAATTACAATTCTTTCGTGGAGCTTGATTTTGCTAAGTCGATCGTATCTAGAATTTACGAGGGACTTTCTGTTAATCTGTTCAAATGGAACGATAAGATCTACCTTCAAAGAATAAATGAAGCTATGAGAGAGAATTCAATATTCTCTGTTAATAGCATGCAAGCTGTTAAGTTAGTAAAAGACACATTAAGATATGATATTTCTGAAGGTCTAAGCGAATTCTTGGTTGGTGAATTAAGAACTAAATCGGTTCTTCTAAATGACAGATCTAGTCTTCTTGAAAACATACAAAATGTTGAGGAACAGTTGGCCAAAGTTCAATCCTTGATAGAAAATCCTAACTACTCGCATTCGTCTGAGCTTAAAGAAGCAGAGAAAATGCTAAAAAGGGAATTGAAGGTTTTAAGAAATAAATGGGCTAGCATCAACGAGGAGATCGAGAAAATTGAAAATGTTGATTTAGATCCTAGCATGTACCTTATAGAGGATGCTAAATTTAATATAGGAGACTATGTTAAAATAAAAGAATCAGGAGAAACCGGTAAAATCGTTTCAATAGACGGTACTTCGGGAAGATATACAATTTTAACCGATGCGGGTAGAACAGAGGATCATAGAGTAAATGATATTCAAGATTTAGAGGAAGCTATGTCAGATGCAGCAGAAAAAAATGCTGAAAAGACAAGTGATTTCGATAAAGACTATTTCGACAATGATCCTGCTAGTGATATAGAAAGTGACGAGTCTGAAGAAGAGGATGGCACCGAGGAAGTAAAGGAATCAAATACTACTTTATCTAAAGCACCTACGAGAACTAAAAATGTTAAAGAAAAGCAATCACAGCCAACATATGCTAAAGCTCCTAGATCTAAGGATCAGGAGAAACCAATGGCTCACGACCTAAAGAATCCTAAAGCTGCCCATTATGCGGAAGGAATTAAAGGACAAAAGCCAACAGATTTCGATGTTGCTGGATATGCTATTGGTTATAATATCGACGAAGCTAGCGAAGTAGAAGATAGATCTCAAGGATTAGCAGAAGCTCCTAATTTCGGTAAAATTGAGAGAACGCACGATAAAAATGCTTTAGCTGGTATGGCACAGAAACACGGATATGCGAAAGCTCCAGGAAGCAATGACAAAATAGATCTTTCACTGGATTTGCTGCATGGATATAGAAAGGTAGAAGAAGGAGTGGCTACTAAATCGGGCCCAAATACTGCTACCTCTAGAAGCAAGCACAGAGATGCTATAGACTTTGGAGTAAATGACAAGCTCAGATATAACTTAGAAGAATCTGAATTGCAAAAAAAAAAGTAAGTCGTAACTATTATTTTGCTCCTGAGAATCCAGAACAAAATAAATCAGGTAAGCCTTTCGTAGATTCTCTAAAGGGAAAGTTCGCAAAGGCTCCAACTAAGCCGATAAACAAACACGTAGAGGACAGCGAGGAAGACGAGGCCGAAACAAACAAGTAAAAGCTTAATATAAAGATAAATTCTAAAATTTAAGCACAAAGATAAAATATCCCCTGTTTCTAATAAGAATGGGGGATTTTTTTTGCACATAAAAAACCCCGCAGAATGGCAAAAGTTTATGTTAAAAACAGTGAGCTCCTTAGAGCCGTATCCGAATCTAAAGAGAAGGGTCAGCTAACAAGAGAGACAATCGATATGTTTACCCTCATGATAGAAGGTATTTCTAAGAAGATGGCTTACAAGGATCCTGACGATAAGGACGATTGTATGGCTTTTGCCATGGAGGATCTTTGCAAATATTGGAATAGATTTGACCCTGCTAAATCTAACAATCCATTTGCCTACTTCACTCAGGTTGCAAAGAATGGATTTGCTAAGGGATGGAAGAAATTACACCCGCCAAAGAATCCTAAAACTATACCCTTCAGTTATATAACAGGGGAGGATAATAGTTACAACGTTTAATATGTCCATAAAAAAGGTTAAACCTAACGGAAAACACAAACATGGGCTTTATAGTCCACAGAATCCCGATAAGTACATAGGTGATATACATAATATCATTTATAGATCTTCGTGGGAGCAGAGATTCTGTGCATATTGCGATAGAAACGAAAGGATAGTTAAATGGAGCTCTGAACCTCTTTTTATAGATTACTGGAATCCATTAGATAAGAAAATGCACAAATACTATGTGGATTTTTACATAAAGACTCTAAAAGAAGACGACACCTATCAGGAGTGGATAATAGAGGTTAAGCCAGAGTCACAAACTCAAAAGCCGATATACGAGGGTAAAAATATGACTCTTAAAAAACTAGAGAGCTATAACTATAATATGAAAATATGGATAACAAATCAGGCAAAATTTAAAGCTGCTAAAGAATGGGCTATCCAAAGAGGTTTTAGATTTGGCGTAGTTGACGAGAAATTTCTTTTTAATAGTAAATGAGCTTTTCTGAAAAAATAAAATCATACAAGGACGGATTCATATCCCAATCTGAGACTGTTTCTAAAACTGACGAGTATTTTATAAGCTCCTATATAAAGTTATCGAACAGGGATTTTCGACCTGAAAAGTTCGACGGCCAATTTCTTCCCGGTAAGATCTATATTTTTAGATATAATCCTAAGCAGAAACCCGATGACGGTAAAAAAAAGGAGAAGGAGTTCATAAACAGACTACCGATAGTTTTAGCTTTTGATGTTAAGAAATCAAAAGATCTAAACAACATCCTATATGGATCGGATTTAATAGCTACCCCACCTGATGAAAGGGTTAAGATATTGGAGAGGGTCTATGATTTTTCAGAGAGCATAATAGATTCTAATAAAAAATCGGGAAGCCAATCTCCCGTGAACCTAAGTGGTGATAATGTAAAGTCTTTATTGAAAGGTACTGGATATATTGGAAGCACTAAAGGATTCGATATTTCATCAATGTCTGAAGTCTATGTTATAGGCTATGATGATTGGAAAAAAATACCATATCTTAGTGTAGCCCTTCTTCAAGGGTCTTCTCCGATTGAGATATATAATTCCTATAGATCGAAATTAAAAGATAATTCTGGTCTAGAAAATAAAAATAAGTAGTGAATGGCTGGTTTTATAGATAACGAAAATGGTAATCCGGTATTTCAGAGGATTAGGGAATCTGTTAAGTCGATCTCTAAGTTCGGTATGAAATACGAGGACATGGTGATTAAGAACTCCATGGCTGTTGGCGCTACTGAAGCTGCTTTCATTAATCAGAACAAAACAAACGTTCCTGATGAGAATATGATGTATAGTCTTGCGAAGCAAGATACTATGGTCAAACAGTATATCTCTTATTTCGACAAGGATTATAAGGGAAAGAGGGATTATCTTAGGAAATTCTCTCTTAACCCGGAGATAGAAGGAGTTCTTGATATTGTTTGTGACGAATCCATAAACTACGACCCTTCTAATTATTACGCATATCCCGATTTTCTAGATATAACTACTCTAAAAGAAAAAACAAGAGAAAAGGTTTATGACGTTTTTAGAAAAATATATGACATCTGGGGATTTAGCGATGATATAACAGCATGGCAATTCTTTAGACAATTCATGGTGGACGGATTCCTTGCATTTGAAATAATCTGGGACAATAGGGGGAAAGAGATAATTGGATTTAAAGAATTGGACGCTACTTCTTTAATACCTAGCGTAGAAAAACAACCAGACGGAAGACATGTCAACGTTTGGATACAATTTCCGAATGACCCTAAAAAGACAAGAATGCTATATGACTCCCAGATCATATACATGTCTTATGCTAAGGGAAATTCAGTTTCCAGATTAAGTTATGTTGAGAGATTAATTAGACCTTATAATACCCTAAGAATTATAGAATACACTAGGGTAATTTGGTCAGTGATGAATGCTTCATTCAAGCTTAAAATGACCGTTCCTGTTGGATCAAGATCACCTCAGAAAGCTATGCAGACCTTGGGTGAACTTATGAGTATCTATAAGGAGGATATTAGCTTGAGCGATGATACTGGTGAATTGCTAGTTGACGGAGCACCTAAGATACAATTCTATAAGAATTATCTGATACCACAGGGCCAAAACGGTCAACCTACAATTGAGCCCTTGACAATGGAGGGACCGAACTTAAATGATCCTGCCCCTCTTGCATATTTCTACGATAGATTCATAGAGGAATCTAAAATACCTGCTACAAGATTTAAGGGGTTAGATGGATCTTCTAGTGCAACATATTCCAACACTGCGGATGGCCTGGACAAGGAAGAGGTAAGATTTAGTAAGTTCATAAGTAGATTGAGAACCAATTTTCAGGATATCATTATAAAGCCACTTTGGTTACAAATATGTAAAGACAATCCGGAATTAGAAAAAGATCTAGTTTTTAAGAGCCAACTTGGACTTAAGTACATCAGTGAGAACCCTTTTAGGGTAAACCAGGAGATGGAATTGATCACTAAGAGAAAAGAAAGCGTAGATTCATTGGCTGCTATAATGGAAGACGGGGATAAACCTTATTTTTCACAGACTTACTTAATTGAGAATTTTCTCGGACTTACACCTGCAGACATTAAAGCTAACAAGATAGCAAAAGAAAAGAATGCCAAGAAGAAAGAGAAGGAAGGCGGAGAGGAAGAAGCACCAGAAGTTACTTTATAAATAAAAAAATAGAAATGGCAGGATTTATAGATCCCATACAACCAAATAGTGCATTCGGAACGATACTAAGAAGTCTTTCTCAGATATCTAGGTTTGGTATGAAGTACGAAGATATGGTTGTTAGAAATTCGCAGGCCATAGGTAAGACCGAATCGGAATTCTTCAACGAGCAAGGATCTGGATTTACTGAAAGCGATGCTTTCTATTGGACAGTTTCTCATTCGGATACAAAAGTAAGAAAGTACATAGCTTATTTCGATAAGGATTACATAGACAAAAGAAACTTTCTTAGAAAGTTTTCGCTAAACGGTGAGATTGAGTTTATACTCGATACGGTAACTGATGAAGCTGTGGTTTACGACGAGAAGAATTATTTTGCATATCCTGAGATCAAGAATTTGGACGTAAGTGATAAGGTGAAAGATAAACTGATGGAGAATTTTTACCGGATCTATCATCTTTTCAATTTTCAGGAAAGCATATTGGCTTGGCAGGTATTTAGACAGCTCCTAATTGATGGGTTTCTAGCTTATGAGATAATCTACGATAGCAGAGGCAAGCAAGTTATTGGATTTAAAGAACTCGATGCAACATCACTTCAGCCTATGGTTGAAAAAGTTGGCGAGAATGATTTTCAACAGGTTTGGGTTCAGTATCCAAAGAATCCCCAAATGACAAGAAAGCTTAAGAATGAGCAGGTTATCTACATATCATATGCTAAGGGTAATGCAATCTCCAGGGTAAGTTATGTTGAGAGACTAGTTAGATCCTATAATATCCTGAAAATAATGGAGAACAGCAGGATTATATGGAACGTTATGAACGCTTCATATAGATTGAAGTTTGTTATACCTATAGGTACACAGTCACCACAAAAGGCCATGCAAACGCTAGGACAAATAATGTCTTATCATAAAGAGGAAATATCTATAAACGACAATTCAGGTGAATTGACTGTTAACGGAAGACCGAAAATTCAGTTCTATAAAAACTATCTTTTCCCTGAGAAGGATGGTGTTTCCCCTACCATAGAAACACTAAATGCAGCTGGACCTGATTTTAATATCATGGACAACGTGCTTTACTTCTTCAATAAACTAAAGCAAGATTCTAAAATACCGTATGCAAGATTTGCTTATAGAGGGGGAACACCCGCAAACAACCAGATTAGCATCGATTCTTTAGAAAGAGACGAGATAAGGTTCGAGAAGTTTCTTTCCAGATTGAGATCGATTTATCAGGAAATCATAGTTAAGCCTCTTTATATACAAATGTGTCTTGATTATCCGGAGCTTGTAAAAGATAGAAGCTTTAAAACTAATCTTGGAATTAATTTCGTAAGAGAAAGCGAATTCAACGATCTGGTTGAACTTGCTAATCTAGTTAAAAGAGGGGATTTTATAAAATCTCTTGCTGACATGAAAGTTAAAGTTGGTGAAGAAGAGCAGCCTTATTTTGATAAAGATTTCCTTGTTCAGAGATTTTTAGGTCTAACCCCGGAGCAGATAGAGGGCAATGCTTCATACAAAGAGCTCGAAGCTAAATCTGCTAAAAAGGAAAGCTCTACTAGCGGAGCTGAGGGCGAGGCAACTCCAGCGGAAGAAGAAGCGGCAGCACCAGCGGAAGCGGCAGCACCCGCTGAGGAAGAGACTGCATAGTCCAGCCTAACACTCTAATACGTAATTACATTCAGCATTCTCCATAAACCGTCGGAATACCTACGGTTTTTTTGTTTATATTTGTGTTATAACTAAATAGAAGCGAAATGATTAAAGAACTAAGAATCTTAAAGGAATTAGAGGAACTTACTGGAGAGGGATCACAGAAGAAAAAGCAGGAAATAATCAAACAAAACTGGACTCCTGAATTAGCCTACGTTTTTGACGTGTGCTTCAATCCATTTGTTACTACTAAGTTACATAAGCTTAATTTTTCAGACGAACCGAATGATTCTTTTGGGCTAGATAACTTCAGAGATCTAGTTGAAAAATTAAAATCTGCCCCTGCAGCTAATAATTCTATAAGGATGGAAGCTAATCAAATGGTAAACACCAGGATCACTGAAGATAACGACGACTCCGATCTTAGAAAGATCCTAATGAAGGTGCTAACAAAGAGAATGAATGTCGGTATTGGTGCTAAGCTGATTAACAAGGCTATTGGCAAAGAGGTAATTCCGGATCCTTCTGTTATGCTAGCAACCGATGACCAGGATTCACTACTGAACTGGGATAAGATATACTGCGAGGAAAAATATGACGGTGTAAGGGTAATAGCTATCTATAAGGAAGGAGATTTTAGTTATTTTACAAGAGCTTTTAATGAACTAGATGCAGGAAAATTGCACAGTATTACATTTTCTCTCAAACAGATAATGAACTTTTCAGGATTGAAGGGCTCTTGGTTCTTTGATGGTGAATTGACAGATCACAATAGAAAATCAGTAAGTGGTAAGGTTACGCAGATACTGAAGGGGACTGCCCCAGATAATATAGGGGATAGTATCATATTCAATGTATTTGATCTCGAAGAATACGATACGCTAAGAGCTGGTGTTGGAATTTTACCCTACTCGGTAAGAAGACAGACACTAGAGTCTGCTATGAAAAACGTCGAAGAGAACGAGCCAGTAAAATTAGCTACAATGTGGGAACTTGACGATCCCTCTCAGATTGCTTCAGTATACCAAAAAATAGTGGATGCAGGGGGAGAGGGAGTTATATGTAAGAATGATCATTTATACGAATGTAAAAGATCAAAAAGCTGGGTGAAATTCAAGGAGGTTAACGAATGTGATCTTGTCATTCGGGGATGGTACGCAGGAGAGGGTAAAAGGGAGGGTTTCATAGGTGGACTTGTATGCACGGACCTATCTGAAACCTTGCATGTTAAAATAGGATCAGGTTTTACCGACGAGGACCTTAAATCATTGAGTGCTAACCCAGATGCCCTTCGAGGGAAGATATGTGCTGTGCAATACAACGTTACAATTACTGACAAGTTTGATAATAGATCACTATTTTTGCCTAGATTCGTAGAGATAAGAAACGATAAGTCAGAGGCTGATGATTTATCATCCAAATTTTGAGAAACAGTTTCGTTAATTTCTAATATAATACAATATGATGCAGGAATTATTAACAGAGAAATTAAGGCCCAAGGAAATTAGGCATATGATATTGCCTCAGAGAATAAGAAAGATCTTTGAGACTAACGGGCTCAATCATAATGTTCTTTTATCGGGTAGCCCTGGTAGCGGTAAGACCACGCTTGCTAAAATATTAGCAGCACCCTACCCGCACCTTTTTATAAATGTTTCGGATGAGAGTTCTGTTGAGACGATACGTACTAAAATTAATGATTTTTGTTCAACAATGTCGATTATGGACGGTGCTTCTTCAAAGAAAGTGGTTGTATTGGATGAGTTCGACGGTGCATCAGATCAGTTCTATAAGGCTTTAAGAGGAACTGTAGAGAAGTTTGCATCTAATACAAGATTCATTGCTACTTGTAACTGGCTCAATAAGGTTCCTGATGCAATTCAGAGCAGATTTGAGGTGATTGACTTTGATCCTGTTTCTTCAGAGGAGGAGAACGAAGTAAAATCAGAATGGAGAAAGAGAATAAACCTTATCCTGAATAAGGTTTCTATTGAAATAGACGAGGAATCTCTCTTGGAATTTGAGAGAAATTTCTATCCTGATTTGAGATCCTCCCTTAACAAGATCCAAACCTGGATGCTAGAGGGAACTAATAAGGTTGATCTAGCAAAAGTTAGAGAAATAGGATGGAGTTACGAGTCACTCTACAATTTACTTTTTTCTCCACCGGACCCAATTGGTAACTATCAGAACTTAGTTGGAGAATATAACGGAAAGACAGACGATATAATGAGTGCCTTGGGTGATGAATTCGTACAGTGGGTTATTAAAAACAAAAAATCACATTCTAAGATTATCCCTGGTGTGATAGTTCTAGTGGCTGAACATCAGGCACAAAGACTTCATGTTATCGACCCTATGGTTTCCCTTCTTTCGCTATTTTTCCAAATACAAAAACTTATACAGGCATGAAAGAATTAGCAGAAGTTATTAATAGAAACGGGTATATCTATAAGCAATTAAAGAGAACGGACAAAGCTGCGATGTATTCTCAATCTGATGCGGAAGATCTGGAAGCAGATTTCAAGGCATTTGAGGTTTTTAAGATAAAAATAGGAAAAGCTAAGGTTGTTTTTGGAGTCGAATTACCAGAAAAAGAAAAGTTCCCAAGTGATGAGGATTTTGGTAAATGGGCTTGGACGTATACCGATTACGAGAAAGCTATCGATAGATTCAATAAAATAGAGAACGGAATAGAAGACGAGGAAGACAATGAATAAAAAAAGAGTTATAATAGCAGGAAAGGGAGCTTCTGGCAAGGACCACTTGAGAAAGATGATGGTTGAGGAAGGCTTCAATTATTGTGTTTCCCATACAACTAGACCGATGAGATCCGATGAGGAAGAGGGTATAGATTACTATTTCATAAAGGAGTCCGATGCTTATGGGATGATACTGGAAGATCTTTTTTTGGAGCACACCATATTTAATGGATGGGTTTACGGAACGAGTAAATCGGAGTTTCACAAATCTAATTTATTTATAATGACACCTTCTGGAATTTCTCAGTTATCACCTGAAGACAGAAGCGAGTCCATTATTCTCTATGTTGACATCGACGAGAATATAAGAAGAGATAGAATGTCTATGAGAAGAGATGCAGACGACGTTGACCGTAGAATAAAGGCAGACGAGAAAGACTTCTTGAATTTTATAGATTACGATTCCTCTATAACTGATCCTGCATTTAACAGGATACCGAAGGAACTATATAGTGTATTGAAAAAAATAGAACAGAATGATTAATATTTGTGTTGACGGAAATTACATATTCCACAAAACCTTTGGGGTTTTTGCTGGTTATGGCAATGTGGATCCTGGTAAGGTTTTTTCTAAAAAATCAGACCAGACTATGTTTATTAGAAAAGTAGCGACTGACCTGTGCTCCTCATTAAACAATTTGCCTTCAGGTGGAAGACTTATTTTTACAGCCGATAGCAAAAGCTGGAGAAGAGAAATTGAGATTGAAAATGGCGGATATAAGTCAAATAGAACAAAGGATGAGAATGTCGATTGGACTATTTTCTTCGATCTTATGGATTCTTTTGGTCGCCAACTGGAGAAAATGGGATTCATTTATTCTAAAGTATCCGGAGCGGAGGGTGACGACCTTCTCTATATGTGGTCGAAGTACTTTAATAATAACGGAGAAGATTGTATAGTGGTATCTGGTGATAAAGATTTACATCAGCTAGCTAGATTTGAAGGATCGAATTGGACTATAACGTGGAATAGCAACAATAAAAAGAACGTAGTAACTACTCCTATCGGATGGAAGTCCAATTGGTTGGAAAAAGAGGAGGAAGCTAGCATTTTTAATATGGGTTCTGTTATATCACCGGATAGGGGTAAATTAAAGACGCTGCTTTCCAAGTGCGAATTAAACGAGGTTGATCGTGAATTTTTCGTTCTGAATAAGATGTTTGTGGGTGATAAAGGTGATGCGGTACCATCTGTTTGGGAAATCCCGCAGAATGGCAAGAAAATGGGGTTCACGCCTAGAAAAAGCGAGTCTTTAATAGAAGCGATGAACACATCAGAGCAATGGAAGAATATACAGCCAAAAGAGCTACTAAATAGCAATGAATTTCTCAATTGGGCTTCTGGATTTATATTGAGAACCATGAAGGATGTGGACTCCTCAGAGAATAGAAATAAGGTCTCTGATAACATCAGAAGAAATTACAAGCTCATGTGGCTGGATGACACAGTATTTCCTGATAAAGTTGTTTCTGATTCAGAAGCGGAGATAGAAAGAGGAATTTCACTAGAAAGAAAATCAATAACATTAGACAGAATAAAAATACTAGAGGGTACAAATTGGATATCGCCTAATTACAGCCCATCCTCATTTGATCCTTTTGCAAATCTATAAAGATGGAACTTTTTGACGTAGTAAAGAAAATATTCGAAAAAAAAGAGTCAAAGTGGGCTGATGTAGCTAAAATAGACAAGAACAGGAATTTTTTCATGCTTAATAGAATAATGTCCATTCAATTCCCGGTTCAGGCTAATCAGTTCAATAAATTAAAGATAACACCACATAATGTTATAGATTGGTGGCACGATACACTGAGTCCTAGATTCACCTCCCCTCCTAAATGGATCTATACAAAGACTAAAAAATCTTCCGAGAAAAAAGATAGCTCTAAAAAGGATCACAATTTTGAGGAGGCTGAGAAGTTCATAAGAGAAAAATTCGAGGTTTCTAAAAGGGATCTTGACCAGATTAAGAAGTTCTATCCGGATAGATATAATGCTTGGCTATCCTCCGTATCGGATCAATTGGGTGTCAAGAGTAAGTAAATATATAGAGGATACACTGTAATTATGAGGAAAGAGCATTCAAAACTTATCGATAAAGTTATATCCAGTTTAGATTGGGATTCTATTTTTGAGGTCTATAAGGCATTCAAAATGGGAATAGGTGAGGGTAGCAATGTTATACCTGGCATTAAAAGAAAACCTTTTAGCGATTCTCTTACCAAGAATGACATAAAGGGAGAGCTTAAGACTATACTAAAACAGGTAGTAGACGGGGATATATCCGACATAACATACGGTCCTTGGATCATAAACTGGGACAATGGCGACTGGGAACCTGTTGAGGATGAGATAGACGAGGATATCGATGACCAGGAGGAGGAAAATATTGAAGATCCTAATATAGTAAACTCGAGACTTGAGGTTATCTATGCACCTCAACGAATAGCTCTTATAATTAACTCATTAAAGGATGAGCAACCCGAGGGTGAACCCAATGACTCTTATTTAATAGAGAGCTTGATGCAGAAAGCTATTAAGAATGAGGATTATGAATTAGCGTCTAAATTCAGAGATATCCTGAAGCATCAGGATAAAGAACAAAGTTCTGATATATAGTAGGTGAAATACATTAAATCGATAAACGAATTTGACACAGGTACCCCGTTTGGTGATACCTATGGATACGGCGGGGCAAATGGTGTTTTTAAAATAAACTATAAGCCATTTTCTGATCTTTCTATAGAAGTTGGTCCGGATCCTAATGTGCCTAGGTCTATAAAGGGATCGGAATTTCAGGTTGGCGATTTCGTTGTAGCTGAGCCTATTAACTCTAAGAGCAAAAAGAATAAAAAGATTGGTATAATAGTTAGAGCTCAAAAAACTCCAGACTCCAAGGGATTTAGATATTTCATACAGGTTTTCAATATAGGGAAGCTTACTGAGAAAGTAATAGAGGTTAAGCCTAATGCTATACAATTTATAGACCAAGGTGATAAAGGACACCAGGATCTACTTTCCAAATACAAGATCGCTCAGCTTCCTGGTAAAGCATTCAATTCTCCTACCGTTTACAACGATGCCGATCTTGGCCTTTCTACCGTAGGTGGATAACGGAACTTAAGTCATTTCCTTTAGTATAATAATAAAAAGGAATGATTTCTTTAGACAAGTCTAATTTAGGGTACATCGGTCTCCCGAAGAAAATAAAAGGAAACGGGCAGGTTAAAATAAAATCTGTTTATGATTTTCTTAAGCTAGTTAGGGATTCGATTGTTTATAATTCAAATCTAGGACTTAACATATTATGTCTGGATATAAGCGAATTTGATAATCCGGAACTGTTCGTTGATTTTAGTTTTGACGAGGAGGATCCTAAAATTTCAGGGATACTATCTAGTATACACGAGATTTCTAATATTAATAAATTTAGGACCTGCTTTATAATACCGAAGGAATATTTTTTGGCTAGTCAACTAGACGGGGTTCCTGATAAAACAATAACACTTTTGGAGAGCCTAGGGTCCATATTGGATGTGCTGGGCCAGAAGGGGAGATCGATAATAGTTAGAATAGGAAGTGCATATGGAAACAGGAAGGAGACTATAGAGAGATTTTCGGTTAAGTTTGATTTAATGTCTAAGCAAACCCAGAAGAGAATATCGGTAGTTAATGACGATAAGCCCAGCCTTTTTTCGGTAACGGAACTCATATCCGGTTGCTATTATAAATCGGATGTACCTGTATCTTTTAGATTTCTTAATCATTTATTCAATGACGGGGGTCTTAGTACAAGGGAGGCTTTGTTTCTTAGTTGCTCCACATGGAAGTTCGGTAGTAATCCAATTATGATTCATGCAGAGTCTGAGAGCGAGGATGAAAACGGATTCCCTGTTAATTCTAAGCCTTCCGGAAGATTATCTAAAAGAATACCAACATTTGGTCTTTCTGTCGATGTTATAATAGATTCACCAGAGAAGGAATTTTGCTGCATTAATTATCTAAAGGACTTTAAGTCACTACCACCATTTGTATTTAATAAGAGAAAATAATGATCAATAAAGAAGTAAAAGAAAAAGCTCTGTATTTTGATGTAGAAACTGCGTCTTGTTTCGAAAGTCTAGAAGCATTAAACGAGAGAAATCCGAGATTGGGTGAACTATGGGGTAAGAGAGCTAATTTCTATAGAAATTCTTACAAAGAATTGTCAGATATGAATGACGGTGAGATATTCGCTGAAAAATCTGCTCTGGAGGCTGAATTTTCAAGAATTGTGTGTGTTTCCTTCGGTAGCTTTAATGATGATGGTACGATAAGGACAACATCTTTCTTCGGTGATGATGAGATTGACATTCTCAACAAAACAAACAAAATTCTTAACAATGCCCACTCAAAAGGGTGGAAGTTATGTGGACATAACATTAAGGGATTTGATATAGCTTGTCTAGGAAAGAGAATGCTTTATAACGGTATTACACCTTCTCAGAATATACAGGTTTGGGATAAAAAACCATGGGAGATGCCTTTTCTTGACACCGCAGAGATATTCTCCTTCGGTAATTGGATTGGCCAAAAATATCTAGGTCTAGACCTATTAGCATGCTCCCTTGATGTAAGATCTCCAAAAGAGGATATCAAGGGATCGGATGTCTCTAGAGTTTTCTGGGTCGATAAGAATTTTGATAAAATTAAGGAATATTGCGAGAGGGACGTCGAGACAGTAATGCTGATCATGAATAAGATTTCGGTATAGTTACACCTTATTGTTTTTTTCTTGATATATAAAAGAAAAAAATTCTGTGGTTTTTAATTTCAAAAGTTATCTAAAAGAATCTAAAAGTCCCTTCTATAACGAAGAACTTTGCCCTCTTTTTTGGGAAAAAGAAGGAGATGGCAAGGAGTTAGAGTGGAAGCTAGATCCTCTTGTGAGTAAGAAACTTCTGGATATAGCAAATGATTTTATAGAGGAAGGTTCGGATGTGCTAAAGAAAAAGGATGTTTTGGACATTCAGCTTGTTGGGTCCTTAACTGGTTATAACTGGAACCAGTATTCTGATCTGGATCTACATATTATTGTAAATTTCAAAGACATGGGCGATGATCCTAAAATGATAGACTATGCTATGTATGGTCTAAAATTCTCATGGAACACGAAACATGACATAACAATGAGAGGACATGACGTGGAGATAGCAGTACAGGACGAAGGATCGGAAAGCTACATTTCTACGGTATATTCACTTACCAAGAAGAAATGGATTAAGAAACCTAAGTACTCACCACCTAAAATAGATGAGTTTATGGTAAATAAGAAGTTTAATTCTTTGGCTTACGATATAAGTAAACTTGAAAATAAGCTAGTGCTGGGTAATGTTTTTCCTTCTAATCCCAAGCCTCTTTATAATATGGCTGCTAAGCTAAAATCTAGGATAATGAAAATGAGAAAGGAGTCTTTGTCAAAGGGAGGAGAATTCTCTGCGGGTAATCTGGTCTTCAAGAAACTAAGATCTGAGGGATATATAGGTAAATTGATTGATACGATCACAAAGTCATACGATAAAATATACACAATAAAATAAAATAAAAATTATGTCTTACGCAATAATCCCTAATGGTACTATTAAGAAAGGAGATCCTTTCGTATGGATAGACGTCCCAACTGACGTAAATGGAGAGTTCTATAGTGAATTTGAGCTGGAGGACTTCCAGTGGTGGGCATACAGTAAGCCATTTAATGATTGGTTCAAATCCTCCGGTAGATCATGGCAAGCTTCAGAGTCTGAGATAATGAGCGATGGTGATGCTTTAGTAGAAAGATGGAAGACAGAGAAAGTAAAAGAGGGTAAACCCATAATGAGCTTTTTGGATTTTGTGAACGAGAGTGTAAGATCCGAATATATTGAACTTTTTGAGAAAGGACCGGAAGATGCATCAGGAGCACGCTCCGAAGGAACTGGTATAACCGCGCAGGATCAAATTAAATTCCTATTTGCTTACACTAAGCTAGTTAAACAAGGTGCTATACAGACCACATTTGATATGAACACAGATTTTAATGTGGGCGACGAGAAGGCTTTCTTTTTAACTGCTGTTCAAGATGATGAAGAAGCGCAAGCTTTGAATATGAAGGCCTGTAAATTTAAGGCAAAGACTGGTCCCTCCTCCGGAGCAGGTAGGCTTGCACAAGCTACTGAGATGTATCCAGGTCCAGTCCCGGTACCGCCGGAGGCAACATCGAACTTTATAGTAACAAAGATTCAACAGGATCTTTCCTCACTGGCTACATGGGGTCAAGGAATGTTAGCAGGATGGGGAATTTACAATGTGGCTGCTATTGCTGGAACATCTTATTTAGCTTATAGAATATTTAACGGGTGGAAATTTGCTTCCGCAGTGAAAGCAATAGGCAGTTCAGGTGGACTGAATGCTGCAAAAACAGTAGCGGATCTTTTTAAAGGTGGAAGAGCAGCCAGAGGGGGTTTAGGAATTTTTGGAAAACTCGGAAAGAGCGTAGGAAGTTACATTTTTAAAGAAGGATTAGGTACAGCAAAGGCGTTTAAGGCAGCAGGGAAGGCCTGGAAAGGAGCATCTAAAGCAAGGACAGCTATGAGACTGCTAAATACAGGTAAAGCTTTTTTAAAAGGTACAGTAGCAGGTGGTGCAAGATTTATACCCGTTCTTGGATGGGTTCTTACAGCTGTTGACGCAGTGGGCTCTATGATAAACTGGTACAGCGATAATCAAGCTCCAACTCCGGATGAAGCAGTTGAGCTTTTTGATGGTAAGAAGACGTTCTCCCCCTCATCGATAGAAGTTGGAGAGACTATAGTTCTTTGCTGGTCTCAACCTGATGATTCAGCTTGGGGTGCAGCTCTTTCTTGGGTAGTCAGCAACATTGGTGAGACTAGGACAATATTAGAAATGACAAAGATCATAAATGATGCCTCTGGAAATTCCATATTTATATTACAATCAGCTAATTCTACCAGCCTAAACGAGCAAATAAAGAGTAATATGTTAACTCTCATAGCAGTTCCTAATTCCGCTAAAATAAAAAACGGTATTGTAGATAACGATGAGTTTTCAGGTAAGATTTGTGGTGTTAGGAGGGATGACGTAAACGCAGAGGGAGACGCTATACCGGTTCCTTTTGATTTTCAAGGAGTTTGCAACTGGGATACTTTAGTTAGCGCAGTTGAATCATCAGAGGGTGTATTCTTTAAGGCAGACCCTAACGCTCCAGCTACATATGAATTTAATTTCGAGGACATGGACGGCGATAGAATAAACGTTGTTGGAACTTTAGTTACAGATGAGGATCTTGCTAATTTAACCACCGATGATATAGAGAGAATATTTTACGGTGGAATCGATACGGGGAACTCTAGGAGAGGCGGGGAAGCTGAGAGTGAAGAGGAGGAAGAAGAAGACACGGAGGATCTAGAAACAGAGGAGACAAACGAATCATCTAGAGTGGTTAATTTCGAGAGTTTTAAAAGCGGTAGGCTATACGAGAGTGGAGATGAAGAGGACACTTCTGATGTACTCGATGCTTTTCAGGGTCCAGTATTTCTAGCAATATACGTTTGCGACGAGGCAAATAGTAAGGCTTACGCTAGTAGAGAAATTGGAAGAAAGAAGAGATTACCACAATTTACTAATTTCGCAATAAATCCTGATGACTACAATGCAGGACCAGGAACAACTATAGACTTAGATGTAAACAGCGACGAGGACATAGAGGATCCAAAAGCAGGTTATGCAGAGTACAGGGAAGGAAGCGAGGTTGATAGAGAAGTAGTGGTTGAAGAGCCTACGGAAGGTGGCGAAGGTGACGAGGAAGGAACGGGTGAAGTTCAGGCAGGAGACGGTAAAATAATCGCTCCTGATATTACGAAGAAGGAAAGAAAGCACAGCACTGTTATTAAAGATGGGGATAAAGACGGTGGGATTAATCTAATGGATGAATTCCTGACCACTGAAGACAAGGGAATTTTAGGTATATCTGATTGGGATAAGGTAACTATGGTAAAAGCTAGGTACGATGATAACGGTGAGATATCTAAAATTATCATCAGAAATAAAGATGCTGAATTCATGAAAAAATCAAAAGAATACACTCCTGAAGAAATTGAATCATTTGAAATTGCAAAAAAATTGCTCCAAAGCGCGCAAAGTAGACTCGAAGTTAAAAAATAAGAAGATTTTCTAAAATAGAATTGATATATAGAAAATAAGAAAAGAAATATTTATAAATGAAATATTCTGATACAATAAACGAAAATTATGTCTTCATCCTGGAGAAGCAAGATTTTATTCTTGAATCCAAGAAGACTAATAGTGATGACTATGTTCTAGAAGGCATTGCTGCTGTATTCCAAAAGGAGAACAACAACAATAGAATCTATACTGAGGGGGATTATCTTCCGCATCTTAGCTATTTGAAGGATAAGATTGCACAAAAAAGACTAGTTGGTGAATTAGATCATCCGGAAAAATTTGACGTCTCTCTAAAGAATATTTCTCACATTATAACGGATCTTAATTACGATAAGGATAATAAGACAATCAGGATAAAAGTTAAATTACTTGACACCCCAGCAGGACAAATTGCTAAGAAATTAGTAGATGCTGGAGTTCCTATCTCTATTTCATCAAGAGCAGCTGGTAATGTTGGTCCGGATAAGAAGGTGGAGATCAAGAAGATATTCACATATGATCTTGTTGCCGATCCTGGATTTCAAGACGCTCAATTAGAGAGAGTTTATGAAAGCGCAGGATTCACCCAATCTGATATTAAGAACTTTACTGATAAATATTCAGTCACATCTGGTCTAGAGTGTATCAATGAAAGTTTCGGTATTAAAAATAATTCCAGTGTGAAGATATATAAAGTTGAAAATAACGAGGAATTCGATAAATTGATCAACAATAAAGAAAAAAACAAAAAAGCCCTTATGGAGAAGAATAATGAATTTGTAACAGCAGAAGAGCTCAATCAGTATTCCGTTTTCTTGAAAAACGAGATGGATTCGATGAAAATTGCTATGGATACAATTAAGGAACAAAAGTCGAATATTGACGAGTCTCAAGGAGGAAACACTTCTGAATATTGCAGAATCCTTGAGGGAAGAATTGAGAAACTTGAAAAGTATTCCGATTATATAGCAGAGAATTTAGAAAATTCTGTTAAATATGGTGAATATCTAGCTGAGAATCTTGACAATTCTATTTCATATTCTAAGTATTTAGCTGAAAACCTTGATAAGTCTATTGCTTATTCTAAGTATTTAGCTGAGAATGTTGATAAAGGAATTTCTTATACAGAATATATTGCTGAAAATGTTGATAGTTCTATTGAGTATTCTAAATATATTGCTGAAAAGCTTGATCAGAACATTCAATATTCAGAATATCTAGCTGAAAGCGTAGAAAAGAATATTGACTATTCTGAATACCTTGCAGAAAACATCGACGACAATATTCAATATGCTGAGTATGTAGCTGAGAATTTAGATAGGGGAATTTCTTATTCTGAATACGTAGCAGAAAATGTTTCTAATAACATTAGCTATTCTGAATATATAGGAGAGAATTTAAACAAGTCTATCACATATAGCGAGTATCTAGCAGAAAGCTTGAATAAGACTATCGACGTAACGGAAAAAATTAATGAAAAGGTTAAAACCAACATTAGTTATTCTGAGTATATCGCAGAATCTTTAAATGATGAGTTTGGTAACAAGAACCAAGCACAAGCTCTTAAAGAGTCTATAAGCTTCACAACAAGAACATCAGCTGAAACTACAGGTTTTGCTGGAAGCTACGATGACTTAAGTTCTAAAATTGACAATTTAATTGAGAAGGTTAAAACCCAAAAAACCGAAATCAACGAAGCAGCTAAAACTGCATATACACCTGCCGAAACACAAAAGGCGACATCACTACTTACCGAATCTTTGAATGACGAGAAAGTGTTTAACACCGGAATTAAATTCATTGACGAAATGCCAACTGAGTATGCTCAGGTATGGGAATCACTTAACGAAGGATACAAGCAATCTATTGTTGCTCAGTCTAACTTCTATAAGCTAGATACACCTTACCAAATCAGAAATTTCTGGTCTACCCGTCAATTAGGCGTTTCTCCTATTGGACTTCAAAAATTAGACGAGAGTGAAAACACATCCGATGAAAGAAATCAAGCTCAAAATCCAGGTTACAGCAATGCTTACATGGATATGATCGCTAGATCTCTAGAATCAAGATTTCAAACAAACAAATAAAAAAATAATTTCTAATCATGAAACTAATTAATGAACAAGAAATCTATGATACCTGGTCGCCTCTAATTGAGAGCAAAGCTGGTATCACTGATTCAAACAAAAAATCGTGGTTGACTAAGTATTGTCACTACCACTCATTGAACGAATCTGCCGGTGCTTATAACACTCTAGGTGTAGTAAACGGTATGGGTAACGTAGCACCTCCAGCATACCCAGGTATGGGTTCTTTCTCTGGTTCTAACGCAGGTGGCGCTAACTTCGGTGCTAACCAAGGATTCTACAATCCAGTAAACAACGGATCTGGTGACAAATTCCCATCTCTTCTTCCATTGGCTATCCAAGTGGCTGCTAAGACTGTTGGATTTGATATCGTTCCTGTTATCCCAATGTCTGGACCAACTGGTATTTTGTCTTATTTAGACTACGTATACGCTGGTGGTAAAATTGCTGGTGCTACTTCTGCTACTGCTGGTGAAGATTTAGCTGATGCTCCAACAATGATCAAATTCCCAGTTTATCAGTCAACTGCTGGTACTGGTACTACTGGTGCTACTGCTGGTACATTTACTGTAGGTACAACTTACACTGTAACTAACGGCGGTACTTTGACTTTGATCTTCGTTGGTCTTTCAAGAATCGATGGTTTCCCAATCTTCAGAATTAACAATATTTCTACTGGATTTAATGTTGCTGGTATCATCGACGGTACTGCTGGTATTCAAGTAGGTACAAGTGGTTTCTATCTTGGTGCAACTAGTGTTAACTATAGTGCACAATTGGTTAAAGCTCTTGAAGATCACATCCAAGGTTTCTCTGGTGCTGGTTTCAACAACAACCAAGACTGGCAAGGTCCTTACGTTGATGGTACTAAGACTTACAACCCAATGTTGAGAGGAGTAGCTGAATCTACTTACTACAACTCAATGGGTCTAAGCACCTTCACTAAGTTCGTAGAAGCTGAAACTTTCCAAGTAGCTGCTTCTGTAACTACGGAGCAAATCCAAGATTTGAACAAGCAATTTGGTATTGACGTTATCTCTATGATCGAGAATGCACTTGTTAACGAGGTTTCTCAAGCTATTAACAAGCACATCCTTTCTAGAGCATTTGCACTAGGTTGGTCTAACCACACCCAGTTCAACAACGTTCAAAATCAAAACTTGAACTTGAACTTGGTTCTTGGTGGTGGAACTGGTACAACTAGCGCTTACATCAATAAATCTGATGCTGGTGTTACTATGCCAATCCCATCTGGTCCATCTACTTCAAGCTACGAGAACTTGTCAACTTTACAAAGAAGACTGTACTCTAGAATTCTAGCTGCTGCTAACGTGGTTGCTAACCAAGGTAGAAGAGGTCCTGCTAACTTCCTTGTAACTAACGCTGCTATCGCTTCTGCGTTACAAGACATTAGCCAGTTCACTTTCGCTCCGTTCACAAACACTCTAACTCAAAACAACGGTACTCTTTACCCAGTTGGTTCTCTAGCTGGTATGACCGTTTACGTAGATCAGAACATGAACTACAACGACACTAGAGTTTGTGTTGGTAGAAAAGGTGGTGACGATGAGCCAGGTTTGAAATTCATGCCTTACATGATGGCTGAGTCTATCCAAACCATCTCTGAAGGTACAATGTCTCCGAAGATCGCAGTTAAGTCTAGATACGCTCTAGTTGAGGCTGGTATGCTTCCAGAGACTCTGTATTTCACTTTCTACGTACAGCTTCCAGCTGGTGGAATCGTTTAATCCTAGTCTAATCTAGAAATAAACATAGCAAAAACCCTAAGGAAACTTAGGGTTTTTTTTTTGCCCTAACTTTTTGCTTCTTTATTTTAAGATTGGTGATATATAGACTGAAATTAAAATATCAATATGAGTAGATTTGCAAAATTTTCAGAATTTAAAAATATCAAGCCTCTATTAGAAAAAGCTAACAGTGAGGATATGATAGAAGTTAATTACATCATCTCTGAGCTAGATAACGATTCTATCCTAGAAGAGGGGTTTTTAGATGATCTTAAAACTGGGGCATCCAAAATTCTATTCGGATCATTTTCCAAAGCGGGTATGATCGATGATCTTAGAAAAAAATTGTTGGATCTTGAGATAAAATACTACGATACAAAATTTGAATTATCGGATGAGATCGATAATCTAGAAGACGAGCTTGCTAAAGCATCTAAAGAAAAGAATGAATCTATGGCTTCTGCATTAAAGAAGCAGCTCGATGCTAAGAATCAGGAAAAAACAGCTCTAGTGGGATCTCATAAAGCCAATGTTAAAAGAGTTTATGATCTATTGGATAAATTGATTACAAAAAGTTCAAGATTAAGGGAATACTGGGAAACCACAAGAGCAGAGGATGAGTATAAATTAGAACAGGCTAAATACCAGGTTCTTAAGAATAGATCTGCTGACACTGAAAGACTATCTAAGCAGAAATTAGAGATAGAGAAGGCAAAGAAAGATGCGGAAGACGCTGCTGAAAAGTTCAAAGCGGAACTATCTAAGACTTCTAAAAAAGAGGATAAGGGAGATAAACCAAAGTCTTCCGGAATAGACTCAGAGAGGGAAGGTAAGATAATAAAATCCGGAAAGACAAAGAGCATAATACAGAGAAAAAAAGACATCGGGATAGAGATCGCTAATCTTAAGGCTGATTTAGAAGAAGTTCTCGAGAAGGCTAGGAAAAAAATAATAAAGGGGCAAGCATCTGAAAACATTATTAAAAAGTTTCAGCGGGATGCTATTGAGATTGCTGTAATACTAGACTCTAAAATTAACCTACTTAATCTATATAAAGAGATGGGTAAGAACGAAGAAGAGATCAGAAGAAATGCATCGAAATCCTCAAAGATTAAAGACTTAACAGATAAAATAAACAAAGCTACATCGTCACAAGGCGGAACGGCAGGAGCAGCTCAGAAAACTGTACAAGATGCTTTTACAGGAACTCCAAGTTCTTCTAAAATAGACAAGGCCACCAGTGATCTAGATTCGTTTTCTATCGTAGTATATTGACAACTAAAGAGTATGATTTTAAAATTTGAACAATGGAACCAATTGAACGAAGCAAGTGTATTGACTTCGATCAAAAATTGGCTAAGCGGCAACTTCGGTGGTGCCGTTGAAAAACTAGACAGCCTTATTCTAGCAATTAAAAAAGCGGAAACCGGGTATATTCAGGAGTGGGAAGACGTAGTCTCCGAGATCGATCAACTTGAAATCAAACTTCAAGGGGACGTTGATGCTGCTCAAGAAAAGTCCACACTAAGAATGGTAGAGAGAAAGAAGCAAATTCTAAGTGCAATAAAGAAAAAGAAGGAAAAGGAATTAGAAAACATATTCAGGAAAGTGGAAGTCATCACGAAAGGGAACAATAGACTTTCTGATTATTGGGGAAAGGAGAAAGCACAGGCAGATGCAGATATAGCTAAAAGAATGTACGATATAGCTAAATCATTGGGCGACGATGAGATGGCTTCTGATCTCTATGACAAATATAAGAAATTCTTAGATAAATCAACAAGATTGGAAAGTGTTCTTTCTAAAAAATACAAAGGTAAACTTGGTAAGCTTTCCGATAAGGAAGAGGAGTTAGAAAAGAGCGAGACCTCACTTTCTAAGCTTTCTAAAAAACCACTAGGTGAATTTTCAGATAGCGTTAAGGATTTAGATCCAAAGGAAGCTAGGGAGCTAATGAAAATATGCACAGAAGAAAGAAACAGACTTTATGTTGATATGGATCTTGAGGTCTCTAGAATAGAAGAGGAAATAAAAAAGAAGAAGGATAGAGACTTTGAGATTGAAGCGGAAAGAAATATAAAAAAGATCAAAGAAAAATATCTTGAAAAAATCAGGGAGTTTAGATCTAAAATAACTTTAGCTAAAAGATACTCTTAAAAAATTAATTCAGATGAAAGAATATTACAAATATAATCCTATAGCCAGACAGATCTTTGAAGCTGAAGCAAATAAGGCGGGTGACGGAAAAAAGACTGTCTTGGATTTCGTAACAAGGGTTGTTGCTAATACTATGGATGTATTTAAGTCCATTGTCTTTGATATTGCTTCTTCAAATGATAGAAATCCTGATGTATTAAGAAATAAGCTTTACGATATTTCTAAATCAGGATCACTTTCTGAGCTCGTTTCAAAACTAAAGGATTACTCGGAGGACGCGAACCTTTCCAGCAGATTGCTATCAGACACGAAGGCAATGTATAGGGAATCGCTCGATAAATTTTGTGATGTGTTACACAGAATAGATGAAATTTCCGCAGATAAAGGTAGGGATGCCCTACAGGAATTTAAGAGCTATTGCTCTTCTATACAAAGATCCGTTGATGTCTTGGCTAATGTTAAATTAAAGAAGATAGAGGAAACTAAGAAACTTCTTAACGAGAGCATTTTTATGGGATATGGCGAAAGAATAGAGAATCTTAAAAAGATACTTTACAACCTTATTTCTAGTTGCGATGGCAAAAACCAAAAAATGGGATACGGTAAAGATTGGAGAAGAGTATTTATAGACCTTGATCAAAAGTTGGACGTCCTTGAAGCTACCAGAAACGGTATAAGCGAAAGAGACAGAAAACACCTGGAGGATTTGGAGAAGCAGATTGAGAAGTATATGAACGAGTATTATTCTGCTGTCATACAATCCACTAATAGAAGTATGTCTGAAATAGATCAGGAGCCAGAATTAGCTAAATATTATTCTGATGCAACGGAGATATGCTCGGATGCTCTAGATATTCTAACCCGTGCTAAAACTCAGTATTTGGAGACCATGAAATCTTTAAGAGAAGAGATAGCTGAAAACGAAGCAGAGGTGGTTAAGTTTGTTTTTCCTATCAAGCTCGGCGATTCTGATGAAAACAAAAGATTTGCTGGTACTGGGCTTATAGCACACATACAGGATGCTTTAGCAGACGGCATACCTAGTTCTTCCTCTGCTCTTAAAAGCAGTGGAGAAAAGGGCACGTTCGGGCAGAAGACAGAGTCTGTTATTAAAGCCATCCAGAAAAATATGGGCAATAAGAACATAGACGGTAAAATGGATAAAGCTTTACTAGATTCAATACTTGTATCAGATTTTATATCTAAAAAACACAAGGATCAAATAATAAATGATCTCAGAGCTCTAAAGAAACCTCTAAAGGAATCTATTCTTTCTTTTGTTTATGGTGATCCAATTTTCGAAGAAAAAATAGTGATAGACAAGGAAAGCTTTTCCAAAGATTTAGAATCCTATCTAACTGATGATAAGGGAAAGAATAATTCTCCAAAGATATCACAGAAAGAAAAGGATGCCTTTGACACTGATGATCTTGCTAAGAAATTGAGAAAGTACTATGATCTTAAGGTTGAATCGGATGATTTTAAAAGAGAGGATGGCAACTTTAGATCCTCTTATTCCGGACCTTTTATAGAAGCTTGGAATCAAGCTGTGACTGAGGTTGGAGAAAATACAGATTATCAATATTTCTTCTGGGAGGGTGGAGCATATGCTATAGACTCGGACAAAACTAGTCTTAAGACACCGTCCAATTGGAAATCGTGGGCTGAAGCTAGACAACTTAGAATGATGTCAGATGATGATTGTTTGGATTTTGTTTCAAATTATCTAGAAAACTGGGGCACATTTGGAATGACAAGACCTAACTTTAGATCTGCGTCGATTAAGAGCTTATATAAGAAAAATGCAGACCTTGATCTTGATTTTCCTGGCGTCTACGAGATGGTTTCGCAGATTCTTAAAGACTCTGAAATACCCTGCATACCATTTGATCTTTTAACTAAGAAGATTGGTAAAGCGGTAAAAGAAATGTCTCAGATAGGCGAAAGCGATCCTGATCTTGGTGCCTCTGATATTGTCGTCCTTAATAATCTTCTTTGCATGATTGCTAATACGGTTACGTTCGATGGTGATAGATTCATAAGTTCTATTAAGTGGATTTATGAAAACGTTTTAACTCCAAATGTAGCTAAAAGAATAGCTAGCGATAGCATATTAACCAACAAATCTGAATCTGAAAAGAACGGATTTATGTTAGAGTATGAAGGAGCAACTATGAAGGTCAAATCAACATCCGAGATAATCAACAAGGACGAAACGATAGATCAATACAAAGATATAGATGATGGATTAGAGGGATGGGGAAGTCTTTCTAAAATGGCTAAGAGCAGTTCATCTCCTATCAAGTGTGCTTTTGGTAATAGTGTATATTTTATAGCATCTAGGGTTTATCCAAGCATAAAGATACACGTGAAAAGAATGAATTCAACAGACTTTGCTCAAATGCCTCAGGAGGATAAGAGCAGATGTTATAATGTAAAGAATTCTTAATTTCGATCATTTTACGAAAACAAAACTCATTTTGATGATATAATCTTCATGGTTATCATATTTGAGGGTTGTAGAAATTCAGGTAAAACATTTCTTAGTAAACAAATATCAGAGGATCTGTACATACCTAGATTCCAATTTGATTTTGTAGAATACTTTAACGGGCTTAATCTGGAAAGCAAAGAAAGCGAATCTGCTCACTCTTTTTCTATGGGTAAGGATTTAATGCTAATGCAATTAAATAGGGACGGATTCATACCGGAAGACGTTATCATAGACCGTGGGTTTCTTACCGTTCTTTCCTGGGGATTATTAGAGAAGAGAATAGATCCATCTACCGCAAGGAAACATCTTGGGCTTTTAAACTCAGGTGGTTTAACGAGGGATATACACATCATCTATATAGAGGGTGACAACCCAGACCAATCCGATAGAAATAAGGACATGTGGGATGACATAGAGAAAACAAACAGTGAGAAGTTTGCTTATGAATTTATGCTTCATCAGATATCCTCTGATCACACTGACATAGAAGTAACAAGATTCAGAAATGAATTTAATGAACAATCAATACACGATTTAGCAAAAATTATAAAGAATGTGCGGAATAATACTAGCAACTGAATTTAACTCAACGGAGGAGATATTAAATTCTATCTCTCATAGAGGAATTGAAAGAACCGATAAAAAATTAGAAGGTGTTACGCTATGCCACCATAGATTACCTATCCAAACAGTGGAAGGCGATAATTGGTATCAGCCAAAACAAATATCAGATGGTATTTATATGCTTTTTAATGGCGAGATTTTCAACTATGATACTAGCGCATATTCCTCTGATATAGAATATCTTTGCAATCTTTTTAGCTCCTATAGTTTTGGTGGTGTTGAAATGTTTTCAGCTCTCTTTCTTCCACACATGCAAACATGGGATGGTTTTTGGGCTATTGTCATATATGATTCAAAAACAGGAGATGTTATTTGCTTTACTGACCCATTGGGTAAAAAATGTCTATATGTTAATAAAGAAGGTGAGATATCCTCGGAGATAAAAGGTGTGCATCGCCAGGGATATTCCATAGACGATACTTATATTTCTAGCGTTAGAAAGTGGGGTTATAACACTGACAATAGAACGCCTTATAAGGAAATAAAAAGAATCCTTCCTAATAACATCTATTCTTTTAACATAGTATCTCCTATGTTCCAACAGGTTTATCAAAAATACTGGGAGGGATTTGACTCCCCTATTTACGAGCTTCGAGGTAAATCATACGAGGAGCACATGGACTGGCTATGGGATAAAATGGTGGAAAGTGTTAAGAATAGATTACTTAGTAAGAATTACCCAATATCCGCATTAATATCAGGCGGACTCGATTCTTCTATTATCGCAGCATTAATGAAATCTGAATCTATTGATAGAATAAACTGGTTCACAATAGAGAATGGTGAAACTGAATATGCCGACCTTCTAGCTAAACACCTTGATATCAAGATCAATAAGCTAACATACGATATGGACGAATCCTTAAATAAGGAAATCTATAAAATATGGAACGAAGGACCGGTCGATCTTGGTTCTGTTATACCACAGTATCATTTGTTTAAAGCTGTCAAAGAACAGACCGGATACAGAATAGTTATAAGTGGCGACGGCTCTGATGAATTGTTTGGTGGATATTCAAGAATACACGAATTTGATTCTCAAAAGTCTGATGTTTTTGAAGAACTTTCTTATTATCACCTGCCACGGCTGGACAAGATGAGCATGGCTCATACACTGGAGCTAAGAACCCCATTTTTAAATCTTGACATAGTGAGATTTGCACTACATTTGCCTCTCGAGTGGAGAAAGGATAAGAAGATACTAAAAGATACTTTTTCTCCCATCCTGCCACCCGAGATAGTGGGGAGAAAGAAAATACCTCTAAAGAACCCACAGATCAAGGAAGATAAAATAGCATATAGACAGAAGGCAATAGATCTTTTTCTTTCTGAAATGTAAAGGAGCAGTGATATATAGACTAAAATAACTTATTTTATGTCTAATCACATTAAATCTTTTGAATCCTTCTCTAGTGGTAAATCACAGAAAGACAGCTTATTGGAATTTGATTTTGATGCTGGTAGTTTATTAACCGGTGCAGTTAATTTCTTTGGTCCTGGATTAGGTTCCGCAGTTGAGCAAAAACTTGTAGAATTTCTCTTAAATAAACTTGGTATAAAGCCAGATACCGCTGCTTCTATGTTAATACAGGAAGTAGTTGAGGCAATACCAATGGAGGATTATCCTGCTCTATTAAGTGGTGAAAAGTTGAATATGACTTACCTTAATCCTTATCTTGCTGAAGCGATAGTTGATTCAGTAAAAAGGAAAGGTTTGGATACAATCTTTAATCCCTTAGCTGAAAATTTTGGTCTTGATCCGGGAGGACTTTTAACTAGAACAATTGTTGAATCTTTCGAGGCACTTGGTGAAGATGAGCTTAGAAAAAAGATAATCGGTATTCTTAATTTCATAGCTGGTATAGAATTCAGCGCAGGTGAATATGCATCAACTCTCGATCCTGCAACACAAGAGAAGCTATCCAAAGGAATAGGTAAAGCTTTAGCTACTCAGAGTCCTTTGGCAATTAAGAGAGCTAAAGATCTTCAAGCAAAGGCTAAAGCTGAAACTGGTGGTGAATCAAATTGGTTTTCTACATTAGTTGGTTCTTTATCAAGACCTAGCAAAATGACCGACACGTTCTAAAATATAAGAAAGAAAATGAATCTAAACGATGTAGCAAAAAGGGACGTTCTTGATTTTGATCAGTTCCTTAAAAAAGTTCACGACTATAACTATAAACCTCTAGCTCCTGAGAATCAGGAGGGGGATCCAGGTCTTTCCGGACTAAGCCCTATTAAAAGAGAACCTGCTTATGATTATGCTGGGTATGCAGATTCAGTTTTCGGTAAGGAGTCTAAGATAGGATATCCTGGTATTTCTTTCAGAGACCCTCAAAGCGGTAAGGTTGCGCCTTTTATACATGCGGGATCGATGGAAATGTTAGGACAAGGCGGGGGAGCTCAGGATGTAGGATCTGAAGTTTCTGAGTCTAAGGGATCTTTTACACTTGCTAGATTAAATGACTTGCCCCGTGTAGATGAGAATCTTTCTACACCAGAGGGGGATCTAAAGGGAATAATTAACGACCTTTTAGATAGACGATTTAGGAACATTGATCCTGTAAAAGCTGCTGAAGTTTTCGAATTTTTCGCCGAAGCTATGAGAGGTAATGAATATAGAATGAAAAATAATATAGGTCCAGCTAGGGCAGATTTTACCAAAAGATAATAAAAAAACTTTTAAAAGCCTCGAGTTTCTCGGGGCTTTTTTATTGCTTTCTTCTCTTAGATAGCGTCTCTATGAATTTATCTTTCGCTAATTTCAGAATGTCTGATTTTTCTGAAAAGTTTTCGTATATCTCAACAACGTAGAAAGCTGGAGTGAAATTTTTATCAGCGCCCATTTCCGATAAGATCTCGTGGTAGATGTGCTCGTACGATAGTGAGAATTTCTTATTGTTTAAGGATATTTTTTTCATTACTATCACATCCTTTTTACTTCCCCCTGTATTCATTATTGTTTCCCTCCAATAATATGGAATCAACCTTTCTGTTACCATATTTCTTATTAGTAGAACACCGGATTCAGAAAGCCCTGAAATTCTATCGTATTTAGATTCCAGCTTGAATATCTTGATCTTTTCCTCTTCCTCTTTAATGATCTCTAAGCATATCTCCGAGAATTCGTATAATATCTCTAAAGAAGATGATATAACCTCGTCTATCTCTTTTAGAACTTCATTCTCTCTGGGAAGACCCGTTATTTTATTGTATTCTGATAGGGCTTCTTTAGACGAGCCAGCCAGTAAAGACTCAGGTATTTTCCTTCTTTCTTTGAAGGAGTTCATTGCTTTAACAAGAGTAGATATCTCTTTTAAACTGCTCAGTACCGAGGGACCGTCTAGATTTTGACTTTTATTCTTTAAAAAATCTAAAAGCACATAGCTTTTGTGCTCTATGTCAAGAGGACTTTCCAAAAACCATATTGGGTTCAACTTCTCCATGTCTTTTTTATTATACCTGTTATCTTATATATGGTTACAAAAAAATCTCAGGAAGATATATAGAATTGATTAAATTATGGGAAGAATACAAGACTATCAACATTTTGCAGCTGCCAAGACTGATAAACATGCTAGAGGTGAATACTCTTTTATACATACTCTTGGAGAAACTGACATATCATTAGAAAATGTTCCAGTTGAACTAAAGGAGCTATCTGACGTGAACGCCTCGGTGGAATATTCTATAGAGACTATAGCCACTAAGTCCGGAATAGAAGGAATATCTTTCAGAGTGGATATGATAGAGTTAGTCTTTTCTGTTGACAAATACCCAAATGATGTCGAGGAGATTGATCTTGATATTGCTCCGGGACAAAATATAGAGCACGGAAGAATAAGACCCATTGAATTGGATAGCATAATTCCAACTAACCCTTCTAGAATAGAAATCAATATGGGTAATAGTTTAAACGTTAGCAATTTCATAATCACGGTATTTTTTGGAAATGAATAACAGATTGCTGGATTTTAATTTATTCATAAACGAGTCTTCCCCCAGTTTCAAAGGAGGATCTTCTTCTTATAACATAAGTGAAAGATGGGACGGAGGCTATGATATAAGAATGTGCGATTCCCTTCTAAACGGGGATCGAATGGACGAATCCTATATAAACATTGCTAAGAAAACTGAAAAGGCTGTTGCATTAGCTTATGTTAAGCCAGACGGTAAGCACTCCGAGTATTTATGGATTCCATCTTCAGCATGCTTCAAAAAGAAATACGTTTCTAGCTCTGGTGCTTATTATTCTGTTGAAATACCATCTTACACTTACTGGTTCAAGGACGAAGCTAACAGAAGAAAATTAGAAAATTTCCTGAATGACTTCGTGGACTCGCAAGAATTAAAGAAGAGAAAGGGAATAGATGATATTTTGGAACAGGCCAAGGATGACCTAGATTTAATACTAGATCAGGTTGGCCTTAATGACGCTATTGCTTCTCTAGAAAGAGGAAATTCAGATTACCAATTTGAGGGTATAACAGAGAATGGACTGAATGTTATAATAAACAAAAGATCCAAGGAGGATCTTGTTGGTGACTTTGAAATATATTCTTCTAAGAAAGAAACAAGACCTGCTATAAGATTCAGCTACACTAAGGGATCCAATCAGCCTTCCTTTATATTCAGCATAGGGGGTAAAAATTATCAAGCAAGTGCTAGAATAACAGAGGTTGAAAATGATCCATATCTAAGGTATCTGATACTAAGATCTCTTAATAAAGAGAAGCAAGCAGAGAAAGACGACCTGCTTAATTATTACACAGAGCTTCTAAAGTCACATGATTGGGACTATCAATATTCGGACGACTCCAGAACATACAAGGCTGGCCAGAAAGATATTAATCACATCAATGAAGTTGGGGATCTTCTTAAGGAATTTATGCCCGAAAAAGAGGTGTCTGACATTTATTTGAACTTTTCAAATAAAAAATAAAGGAAACTTATCCATTTTTATCTCTAGAATCTAATCATGGAAAGAATAGATTCGATTAACCACGGCCAGATTTTAAAAATATCTAATCCAAATGGCAGCCTTATCTACGAATTTGGAATGTCTGGTGATCAAATTATGACTAGGATTTACTTCTATAACATGGGAAACTAAGTGAATTTTTCGAATAAAATAAAAAGAACTGGATGTTCGAGAGAATTGCAAATATTTTTAAAATAAAAAAAAGGAATATGTCTGATAACGGAGAAGAAATCAGTGTTGAGATTTTAACCAATAGATACACTAATCACGATTTTCAATGGATCAAAGGTGAAAATTTAATGAATGTTGTCTCATTCGATACTGTTACACAGCAGGATGATCAATTTTATATACACTTTAAGGGTGGTTCTAGGATTAACTACAATATTCTCGAGGAATATATGACGTGGTACCCGGCTCAAAGAGTTGAGCCCCGCCCTGCACCTACACCAGCTCCACAGTCACAGGCATCTGTTTCGTCTATAAAATTTGGTGATACTGGAACTGCTGTAAATGAAGCTTCACAATCTCCGATATATAATTTGTTAGCTAGACAAAAAAAGAAACCGGTTGAAATAGAGTTTAAGATTAAAGTGCCTCTGCCATCCAAAGATCTTTTTAATGTTCTAACCAGTTCCTTTGACGATGCTGAGAATGAAATTGTGCAATTTATCATAGATAGTATAGACATCGATGATATTAGAAACACTCTTTCGAAATCAATAAGAGAAAATTATTATGGCTCAGGAAATCAAAAACCAGCCGTACAAAAGGAAACTGTAAAAAATAAAAAGATAAGAGAAGAAAATGAAGAATGATGACAAAGTATTGTTTTCATCAGAATACTTAAATCTGATAGAAAGAGATGGTAAAGTAGGAATAGTTCCTAACTTCTCCAATGTTGTTATTCTCCCTTATATCGCTGATAAAGAGGGACTTCCCCTACTTATTGGTGTTTTGAAGGAGTATAATGTTTTTAGAGAAGGCGGATATTCAATCTCTCCTATCACTGGATCTAGCGATGACGAGGATCCTAACTTTTTAGAAACAGCTAAAAGAGAACTACACGAGGAATCCGGGTATATGGTAAGCGATAACGATAGATGGTATTTTCTAGGAAATGCAATATCATCTAAGTTTGTTGATCACGAGCAGCCTTGTTTTGCTGTTGATGTTAGCGATTTGAAAAGAGAGGAACCCCCTACAGACGGAACTGAGCAAGAAGCTCTTTCTAAATTTGTCTTCATCCCAGCTAATGACGTTGTTAAATGTAAGGACGTTTTCATTCCAGCTTTATTTTTAAAGCTTTTTAAATTTGTATTAGGAAAGGATCTACACAATCCAGATTCAGAGGATCTTTTCAAACCAAAGGGATTTAATATCACTTTATAATTTTTTTATGAGTCAAAATAGAAGAGAAAGAAGGAGATTACAGAGGGAACTTAAAAAAGTTGACCCTACAAATTCTTTGAATGAAATCATTACATCTGAGATGGGAGCGGAGATACGTAGGAGATATCTGCAAAAATTAAAGAATGAGCAGATAGAAACGCAAGAAGTAAGTGATTCTGAATATACACCATCCTCGTTGAACCTAGCTCCCCCGGAGTCAACATATGGTTCTTTTAAGAATCTTGTTATAAAAAGAGATTGGGATTCTGTCTCTGAGGATTAATTTACCGTCTATTCTTGGAGGAATATATATTAGGGTGATATGCTAAAGATACCACCCCTAAATTAACTATATTCCTAATGGGTTATTATTACATAGTAAATGGAGTTGACATTGGTCAATCTAATGTTCTCGATTCGAATACTCCCTCCGTTCTTTACGATGAGAGAATTCTTCAGCTCAATGCTCAGAATACGATACAGAGAGCTAGTAATCTAGGTTCAGATAATCCTTTTAAAGGTCCTGCGCCAAGAACTCTTTTCTATGACGCTGGTTTTAGAAGACCCGGTAAGTATGGGCAGTTTCTTATGTATGCATTCGGGAATGGTGAGAATGATTTCATGGAGTCTTATTACAGCTCAGAGAATGCAACATACAATTCAAAGATATCCTCTATACAATCTAAGAACCCCTCTGCTGCTTTTCTAGTTAGCAGCAGCGCAGCTTTAGAGGCATCATCTCTGAGCAATACTTTGAACAGTTATCTTTCTAATAATCTTGGAGGCTCTATAGTAGGAGGACTTGCTGCTCCGTATAATTGGAAGGATTTCCTCTATTGTAAATATTACGGAACTATACCTAATAACTACATGGTCACTCTAAGAAGATTCCCAACCCCAATGAGGGATAATTTAAGCTTGCCTTCGAATGTAGCCAATTCCGATTCAACTAGAAGGGAGGGAGCAGGAAGACCAGTAGCTCAAGCAGTTACATGGCTAGGTGGGGATACCGGTAATACTTTGAGCAGCCTAATAGGATTTACAACGGGATTGGTATGGGATACTAAGGCACAGTCAGCTTTAATAACTCAAGAAGCTTTTGATAAAGGACTCTTTAATTCTCTACCATATACAATACAGGATATTGCCAAATTTCTTGGTGAGGCTGCAGTAAGTAATGCTGAAAGCGCAGAAAATATACTAGCCTTGCTTGCATCAATATCTGACCCTAACCAAACCGCAGAAAGAGGGGGTTTAGCTTCTGCTTTAAGAGATAAAGCTATAGGTGAGACGACCGGCCCTTTATCAGATTTTATATGGACCAGTGTAGATACTGTAAGTAATGCATATGTAAGAGGTAGGGGATTATCCTTCACAAATACAGAGATGTCTATTTCCTTCCATTATGACCTGACCTCCATAGGGGAGGTTAATACAAAAGCAGCTATGCTTGACCTTATGGGAAGTTTACTTGGATTGGGTACTAATTATGGTAACTTTTTAACACCTAATATAAGATACAATAGCGAATTTCCTTCAATAGGATTCCCCGGCGGGAATGCAGGACTTGCTAGTTTTTATAGGGACCCTATCAATTTTATAAAAAACAGCGCAACTGACATAAGTGCACTATTGTCATCGGCTCAAGCAGGAGCAGCTTCTGCAGCAGCCGGAAAAATAAAGGAGACGATAGGCGCAAACGGTACAGATGATCTTAGCAAGGTGGTAACGGATGGGACAGGTGGACCCGCTGTTGAAAGAGCCGTCAGTATAGGTATACAGGAGTCATTTATAGCAAAGGTTCAATTACCTCTTTCTTTTTTAACAGGTGCACCAATCGGGGAATGGCATCTTGTAGTTGGTAACCCATGTAATCCCATAGCGATGATAGGTAATCTCATTTGTGAAAACGTTAAGATTGAGTTTTCTGAAAGATTGGGACCTGATGACTTCCCAGCGGAATTAAAAGCTACGTATTCATTAAAACACGGGAGAGATAGGGAAAGAGGTGATATTGAATCGATGTTTAATAGGGGAGACGGTAGATTATACCAGTCATCACTACAGACTTATGCAAATGGACAATCGGATGGAGCATTTTCTGATACTCAGGGTAATATAATTAATCAGAACTATGCTCAAAGAACTACATCGGGATCTTTACCATACACGCAGAGTGATGCTGATTCACAGGGACCGATAACCAATCCTTAAAATATTTTAATTTAACATGGCACTATCAATAGATACCCTTTATAGAAATAAGAACGTTTTCAATCCCAATAAGGACCAGATGAATGCAAATCTTGGTATATGGGATCTTACTAAGTCATCTCTTAGCTATCTGAATGTAAACGTTCAGATAGATTCTATTTATATGCTCAGTGATGACGATACGATGAGACCTGATATAATAGCATCAGCAAAATACGGGGATCAGTCTTTAATGGGATCTATTTGTAAATTTAATAACATAGCGAATCCATTTGCGATAGGATCTGGCCAATTCTTATATTTACCTAAGGTATCAACATTTGAGAATGCATTTGATGTAAAAAAGAAGCTAGAAAAAGGCGGGAATACAAACTCTAGTCCTTCGGATGCATTTAGAAAAAGTCAGGAACAAAAGATAGTAAAGGCAAGTGAGGGAAGAAAAAAGTTTGTGGAATCTAAGGTAAAAAAACAGCCAGCACAGATACTACCGCCGAACATGTCACAAGCCGGTGAAAGACCAACGGTAAGAAAGAATGGAATTATAGTATTTGGACCAGATGCGGGTGGCGGTGGAGTTAATGGGGTTAATAATTCTAATAGTAATCAGCAATAAATTTTTAAATGGCTACGATATCTAAAGACCAAATTCAAATAGCAACAGTAGCTAGTAACTCCATTAAGCTAGATCAAATAGGGGACCTAGCTAAAACCACAGAGGGACAGGGTGAGTTAGCGAAGGATTTAGCAGCGGACAATAGCGACGCTACCCTGGGAAGTAAGACACCACTTGTCGTTATTAATGGATATTACGTTACCAAGTATCTTCAGTATTTTAACTTAGATATGAATGGGTTTATGCCCGTTATTAGACTCAGCTTTACTGCTATGGAAACATCATTCCTTTCAGTCAGCTACCCTAAAGATGGCGACATAGTATCCGTTTATATTAGATCTCTGGAGGACGTCTATAAGCCTATCAGGATGGATTTTAATATACTTACGGTAGATGCAGAATTGACTTCCAAATTAGCAGATAAAGGAATCGATTCGGATGGACTAGGTCGGAATCTGAAGTTTAATATTCTTGCAGAATGCAGGGTTCCTGGCATTTATACAAACAGAAGTAAATCTTTTAGAGCTTCGACATCTTATGATGCTCTTTTTCAGGTTGCTCAGGATTTAGATCTCGGATTTTCTACCAATGATTCAAATCTAAACGATACGATGAATTGGATTTGTCCAAATTATTCCTATTTCGATTTCGTAAAAGACGTCACTGGGGATTCATACAAGGATGACAATAGCTTTTATATGTCTTTTATAGACTGCTATTATAATCTTAATTTTGTAAATATGGGTAGCCAATTTTTATACAGCGGGGACCCTGAAGTTGTCGCAATGGTTTCAGTAAGTCCTTCTAGTATCACACCAGATACCGTATTGCCTAGTGCTGCTAATCCCGAACCTAAACAGACCCCGCTTATTATTAGTAACTCTTGGAAGGCCGGATCTGTCCCTTTTGCTTTGTCCGGATTCATATTAGTTTCTGGTGCAGGTCAGAAATCAAATAAGACCGGCTATTTCACAAGAATAACTTATTATGACGAGAATAACCAAACCAGTAATCTTGAGGATAAGATTGTTGGCTATGATATAGAATCAGGAACACCCGATAGCATAGGGGCCAATACAGTTTTACAAAAAGGTAGAGCTACTGAGGATTTGTATAAAAATGAGAGAAGAATAGAATGGCTGGGTGTTGTGAATGAATATAGTGAGGATAATCCAGGTACCCACCCCAACTATTTCCACGCTAGATATCAGAATTTAATGAATATAGAAGATGCTACAAAGCTCTTATTTAAAGTCGAGATGGTCACCTATTTTGCGGGTATCTATAGAGGACAGGTACTGCCAGTTCAGATGTATGTCTATGCCTCACAAGATAAAAGGAAGGCTAACACCGGTACAGTAGAGAATTACAAATCAGATAGCCAAGATCAGCCAGTTCTCGATAACTTCCTCTCTGGTAATTATGTGGTTGTTGGTATGGATGTTACTTATGATAGTGCTAGAGGGATGAGGCAGGTGCTCACTTTAGCTAAGAGACAATGGGCTATTAACACATCGGGTATTCTTCAAAAATACTCTCCGTTTCCTCTTGTGGATGTTTAATAGCACTGGTCGATAAATATAGAAAAAATTAATTAAATGGCTTGGCCGGGAACAACAGATCAACTCAGGAGTTTATTTCTAAAAGGATTTAAGCTATCAGAACAGGGCAAATTCGAAGACCCTACATACCTTGGGTTTAAGGTTGTGATAGACTTCGGAAATCTTCCTATCGATGCCGAGTTTGGCCAACCGCCTAGTCCTCTTTTTAGAAAGGATAATTATTCATTCCAATCCGGTAATAGCGGATTTTTCAGTTCAAATCCATTCGGGCAGCCAGCTTACTCCGTTAAAGGAAGTCAGAATGTGTCCTTTTACTCCGCACAGGGTTATCTAAGGCAAAGAGAAAGCCAATTCTTCAACGGGTCTGGTGGTAAAAGAGCTGATATGTTGAATCAATTTTCAGTTTCTCTTAAGGATCTACTGGACAATTATCCCTGGTTCCTGCAATCTATAGATGGATTAGATGCTCTAGTTAAAGTGGCTAGAACTGGATACATCGGTGGTGCAGAAACCGGCTTTAACCCATCAAGAACCTCCGGTAAACCGCTAGTATTTAACTGTCTCGAATCTTTAAATCAGAGAATGACAGCTCTGGGAGAAATGTATAAACAAGCAACATTCGATGCTGATTACATGAGGGAAACCGTTCCTAGAAACTTGAGAAGATTCAAGATGTACATATTTGTTACGGAGATAAGAAATTTCTTTAAAACATCTAGACTTATTGCATCTTCTGCAGCTTTAACTACGATAAGCAACCTATCCAGCCTGGTGGGTAATAACAACAATCCCGGGTCTACAAATTCGGCTGATACCGCTAATTCTTTTAATCAGTCCTATGGATCTGATCCCTCTCAGACCCCCAGTGCTTTTGGTGGCTTACTCGGTAATGTTATAGATAACTCTGGTCTTGACGGTGATCTTAGTTTATTTAGAAATCAGAGTGATCAATCGGGGATAAAACCTATGTTGATAATAGAGTGCAGTAATTGCGAGTTTGATTTTGATGATTCCACATCTGTGCCTACATCGATAAATGCTGGGACTGAGTCTGCTACACCTATCGGGTATAATTTCAAAGTACATGTCGGAAGGGTGAGAACCAAGTATCAATTTCCGAATATTAGAAGTGATCAAAACCCTCTTGTACTATCGGACGGGTGGGATCAATCAAAGAGTTCTGTTATGCAGGATCCAACAACAACAGGTGGGGCTTTAGGTATAGCAGGAGAGCTTTTAACTAACTTTCTGAGCAACACAGTAGATGATTTTATAAACGAGGGTGTTGCAGAGTACCTAAATCCAGCTCTTTCCGGACTGGATCAGACTCTATTGGGTAATATTTACTCCCTGAATCCATCACAGATTCTTAGCGATCTGAGTTATAACTCTGCCCAAAATTTCTTAGATCAGGTTACTAATTCAGAACTTAGTCTAAGAAATCTGGATCGACCTTTACCGAACCCTCAGACAACTGGATTCGGTGGACCTCCCGATAGAGTATATGGTCCTCCCTCTAACTCAGGTGAAGGTGACGTTTACAGAAGGGTTCCTGGACAGGATCTTGGCGTCAGCACTAACGAGACAATTAGCAGGGTGTATCCGACTGAGGTAGGCGGGCAAAGCGATGTTTATCGTAATGTACCAGGAAGAGATCTTGGTGTACCAGATAGGGTTTATCCAGATGCAACTGGAGGATCTGATTCATACAACAACGTTCCTGGACCTGATTTAGGAGTACCTGATAGGGTTTATCCCGTAGTGGACAGCGACGTTTATGATAAAGTACCAGGCGAGGATTTAGGTGGTCCTGATAGAGTATACCCACCTTCGGATGGCGACTTCTATCCTGATGTACCCGGAAAAGATTTAGGTGGTCCTGGTAGAGTCTATCCGCCAGCTGAGGGTGATGCATATAATGGAGTACCTGGTGAGGATTTGGGTGTTCCTGGACGTCTATATAGTCCATCGTTAAGAGATGATGTTTATTCTGATGTTCCGGGAGCTGATTTAGGTGTTCCAGATAGGCTATATCCTCCTTTTAGGGAGGAAGTTTATCCACCAAACTTGGGGACAAGAGAATCGGATATCAATGAAAAAGTATATCCACCTAATGTTCCGAATGCTAATAGTGATTTAGGATCCTATGACGTTTATCCACCAGTTCCACCTGCGACAAATGCACCAAATTCAATTGGAGATGTTTATCCTCCGGTCCCACCTGCGACAAATTCACCAAATTCAATTGGTGATGTTTATTCTGGTATCGGTAATTTACAGGCACCTAATGATAATGCGATAGGTAGGGTTTATCCTAAAACTGTAGAGGATTTTGTTTTGGAGAAAATTATATCACAGAAGGATCTAACTCTAGGAAACTTGAAGCCTGTTGATAAGTATAATATAAGCTTAGGTGACTTTAATTCACCAGAGTCTGATTTTGAAATGTAACTATGCCAAGTGAAAGAACCCTACTGGGGATAATAGTAGACATAGATGATCCTCTAAAAGAGGCTAGGGCAAAAATCCGTGCTTTTGGATTTTTCGATGATGTTGCAGTAGAGGATCTCCCTTGGGCAGAACAAATCGCTGGATTATCTTTTGGCGGAGGTGGCGGAGGGGGTAACCTGACTATACCTAGATTGGGAGCTGTTGTAGCGGTTCACTTCGAGGAGAATAATTACTATAAGATTACCTATCACTACATTAAGGAGATATCTAGTGATCTTTTGGATAAGATGCAGGAGGATAACTGTTACACTGGTGCAAACTATTTAATATATGATTCCGAGGCAAAACCAGGTCCTTTGCATATGTACTATACGTATAAGGATGGTGTTGTTTTTGAATTAGATAATGCAAAAATACAACTGGACACACAGAATGGTGGTCAGCTTAGGGTGGTTGTAAAAATGGGTGACGATGAGATTAGAATGGAGAATAGCAAAGTTATCATAGAATCTGGAAATATAGAACTAGGTAGCGGTACTAGTACATTGGAAAAGGTTATACTTGGTGATACATTTTTAAGCTTCTTTAATCAGCACACACATGCTACACCAGCAGGACCATCCTCCCCTCCTGCTTCACCGATGACAACAGCTCAATTGAGTTTCATCACTAAAACTAGGTAAGGATGGCTAATTGGCAGCAATTTATAACGGATTTTTCTAACTTTTTATCTTCTAACCAATCTAGCGGTCCCTTTCAGACCGGCAAAAAACTATCTGAATATTATGTTAATACCATAAAAGGTGCTAAGGCTATTCCCGCAGGAAATGCTTTAAATGGTAATTTAGCACAGAGCTTCAAGCCTATATTAGATCTTGGATTTGGACTTGGCTTTTTTCTTCTACAGAACTCACAGAAAACTTTCAAACAGTTACAGGGAGACGAGAAATATTTCGATGGGTCCAGCCCCATACCTTCCGAGGAGGAGCAAAAGGCTTTTAAAGAACAGCCTCAGGTTCAGGATCAATCCATAGACGATATATTTAATCTAGTATCCCAGGACGATCTTGAGGATATTAGAAAAAATGGTACTTGGAATTTTTTCCTACATGAGACGGACGGCAAAGAATCAACCAAGATATTTAACTATAAAGCTAAAGTAGATTTTAATAACATAGGTAATACGAAGGTTTCTATATTTGGTAACACATTACAAAAAGCTAAGAGCGGTATAGCTAGGTACGGATTTCTCCCCGGTATCAATACGATATTAACATACGATAGGGAGGATGCGAAAGAGGATGCTCAGGATGAGATAAATTCTAGGGGTATTGGAGCTTTAACCTTTAATGACCTATATAGCTATCTTGTAAAAACTCTAAATGACGATAGAAAGGATAGATTGGATCAAGCGGTAAGAGCAAACACGGGATCAGACAGTGGAACCCAGGCAGTTAGAAACGATATAGATAATATATTTCTAAGTCTTTATTCTACAGAACTACAGAAATGGATAGAGATAATAACACCTTATATTTCTAAGAGTTTGGCAAATGCATCAGATGAGACATTTTCCGACTCAGCCAAGACAACTCCTTCTTCTCTAGGAATATCCTCGGACGGTGAAAATTTTATATCTATAATAGAAGAGAATTCTGTTTTTCCTACCGTTAGTTCTCGATCCGTGACTACAGTAGGTGATTTTCAGAAGGAGGTCCAATTTAAAATTGCAATAAAAGCGGGAAGCGATGTTTCTGTATTACGGGACGTTACCCTTAATAACATACAATATGGCCTTGCTGGTACACCGGTAATTGACATAAGGTTTACATTAAATGGATCTGAGGATTTAAGCGTAGTGGTAACTGATTTATCTAGTAGATCTCAGGAAAGATTCACTATAAATAAAGTTTTTGGACAGAATGGTTACCCAGCCGAAAGTCAAAACGAGTCATATAGATTTCCTCCTGGCGGGCCAATTTATCCGTCCGCTGCTGTACAGGAGCAGGATGCTGTAAAAAGCGCAAAAGATTCAATTAATGGTGTACTAGGATCTCTGTCCGCTGACTTCCAACAAAAGTTGATAAATTTCGGATTGGATGCTAAGATAGCTGATCTTATGTCTAAGAGCGATCCTTATCTAGTTATGTCATCTAGTGTGGTCCTATATTGGACTATATTGGGATTGGTTCCTACTTGCTTTGCAGCCAATCCGCCGGTACTTCCTGCTAGCATACCAGCGCCTGGACTTTTTACTATAATTTTTCCAGGTCTTCCGTTTACGCTTGCTAATAAATTGAGACTGTCTTTTAATGCAGGATTGAATCCCGTCTTTAATCCTGAATTAGATCCAAATGGGCTTGTAGAAAAAGCAGCTTCGCTTTCCAATTCTATCGAATCTGAAGAATTTAAAGCTCTTCTTTCCCTTATAGAATCACAGAAGGCCTTGCTAGAAGCAACAAAGAGCCAAAATCTAGTTTCTAAAGCGGTTTCAACTAAACTCGCAGTTTCTTTTGCATTACATTTGCTTTCTTTGAAGTTTTTATATACTGGATCGACTCAGGCAGGACCTGCAACCGTTCCGACCCCTGGATTTGTTTTGCTTGTATTTTAAACTTTTGCTATCTGATATATACATAAGAAACTAATATTAACCATTTAAAACTAAAATTGATGTATCAAGAATTCGAAAATGAAGAATTCAGTTGGGAAAATTCAAACGGATTTAAGCCTAATAAAAAAATTAAGAATAATCACGGGATGACTATTTATTGTCATGCTGATTATGCTGAAGAACTCGCTGCGGCATACGCTAAGCATTCTGAAGGACTAGATTGGAATGATCTAGCTAAGGATCTAGTTGATGGCAGGATGTACCCTTGTAAAATTGTTGCTTTAACTGAAGAAGAGGCTTTTGCCCAGACTGACTCAGGACAAACAATTTATATCGACCTGAAGAAGGAAAGAAGGGATGCTGAAAAATTAAATATCGAGGGTATTGATTTTACAGTAGGTAGTAGAATAGAAGCTCATGTTAGAAAAACTCCTAAGGGATATCTTGGATCTGTTGTTGAGCATTATATAAAGACCCTAAAGTCTGAACTTTTCGATCAAATCAAAAAAGAAACTACAGCTTATAAAGTAAGGGTTGAAAGCATAAATAAAGGTGGATATATTGTCGATCTTTGTGGTATTAAGTGTTTCATGCCTGGATCCTTGGCTGCAGCTAATAAGATCAAGGATTTCGAATCTTATATTGGAAAGGATATACACGTAATGATGGAAGGCTATATAGAGGCAAAAGATACCTTCATTGTTTCTTACAAGAAGTATATTTCCAAGATTATGGAGCAGAAGATTCAAGAGCTTGATCTAACCAGGAAATATAAAGGCTCCATCACTGGAACAAGCCCATTTGGAGTTTTTGTTGAGTGGGAGGAGATCTATACTGGCTTGATCCATAAGAGCGAGTTCGAGAGTGACGATGAATTGTCCAAACTTTGTTCAGGTGACGAGATAGAATTCTATGTGAAGGAGATTAAAGAGAACAATAAATTGACTCTAACACTAGATAGACCCTTAGAAAGAAACGTAATCCTTTATGATATTGAGACTCGTGTCGAGGAAGGCACAATAGAGCCAATGCAAGCTCTCATTAAGCACAAAAGAAAAAATGGAGTGCTTATAGAGATAAGCGATATTGGTCTAATGGCATTTATAAGTTCCGAGCATTTGGGTAAAGGCGATAGAAATGCTAAGACTGGTGATCCTATTGAAATATTAATATGGAAGATAGACGTTCACACAGGAAAAATATTTGCTAAATCCATAAATGAAGGATAATAGAAACCATTTTGAAAAAGCTCAGGCCCTTTCTTTGTCTGATGTTGGGTTTGAATTTGAATTCTTTTCCAATGTTACCAAAGGAAGAGCTGCTGATGCTCTTTCGAAACTTCTCGGTAAAAAAGTAGATGTATCTAATAAATACCACTCGGATATACCGGTTAACAGGGAGAGATTCAAGTTAGAGCCGGATTACTCGGGCGGTATAAGTATGTTAGAACTTGTTACTGGCCCAATGAGTTATAACGAGGCTATACCTGTTATGATCAAGGTCCTAAAATGGATAGACGAAAATGGATGGACAAGTGATAAATGCGCTTTCCAATTCTCAGTTAGTTTTAACCCCGAGAGGGCCAATCTTAAAAATGCGATACAAACGATGGATCATTTAAAGTTCATCCTTGGTATTGACGAGAATTTCATTTATTCTAAGTTTGGTAACAGAACAAAGAATGTCTATGCTAAATCTATAAAAAGGGTTTTACCCAGAAGTAGATACATGATATTGGAGAATATTAGCACTATAGACCCAATGATGTTTAAGACACCTAGTGACAAGTACTATGGTGTGAATTTCACAAAGGCTCCTGATGGATATTTGGAGTTCAGGTATTTAGGTGGTAAGGATTATCAGAAAAAGATAGAGCCAATCAGAGAGGTTGTTGAATATACCATTCTGTATCTCTATGATATAGTTAGCAAAAGAATGGGAGGCTATAGTAAGGAGGACCTAGATAAGCTAAAATCAATGATGAAGGATTATGCTAATGTTGTAAAATGCTTCTCTAAACCTGAGCTTTTCCTTAGATATTATCCCGACTTCAAGATATTTATAGATCTTAAAGGATTTGACGGTAACCTAAGAACATATTTCCCTGCAATCAGGGATAAGGTATTTGATCTTGTTATAGAAGGCGGTATAACAGATTGCTTTTTTAATTATGACACATCCACAGGGAGATGCCAACTTAAAGGTGCAAGGTCTAGAAATTCTTTTGAGATCTACGATTTCGATGTGATCGATTGCGATATAAAGGGTTCTTATTTAAAGAAGTGCAACATATACGATTCTAAGATTAACAAATCAAATCTAGATGAATGCTACCTAGTAAGAGGTACAGATGTTCTTAATTCTAGAATAGAAGCATGCTCTGTTGAACCTACCAACAAGCTTAAGGACTGCTACATAAACTGCGAACAAAAATCTATCAATTGCGAGATTGCTGGCGGAGTGCTAAGAGCAGGTATACTTGGGGAGTATGCTGAACTGAGTAAGGACACTAAAAAAGTCAAGGGATGGAACGAAGTTAGAAATGAAAGATTCATAACTGATAAAAGACTTCAGGACCTAAACGATAAATATAAAGGAGCCAAATTTGGCGATATGAATTATTAAACTTCACCATGACCGAAACAGAATTAATACAAGAAATTACAGACGCGCTTAATTTCAGCTGCGGCCTTCCTTATTCCCTTAATGAGCAGGAGGTTAGAAGGATTATAAAGAGAGCCAAGGATTGGTTCTATGATAACTATCAATATTCTGTGGAGGATAGAATGTTCATAATTGGTAAAGCTGTTTTTGCACATCCTGAATGGAGGGCAACTAGACAACTGACACTCCCTGATTCGATTGTATCAGTATATGAAGTTAGAGACGTGGGTGGAGCGGGTGTTAGTGGTAATCCAGATAAGGATTTTGGTGATTCTAAACTCCTTGGTTCCGAACTGCTGCTATCTCCTTTTATTGGTGATAATCTTGTTTATAGAACAGTTATGTACTCCTATTTTGATTTGGCTAAGGCTTATCTACTAGCTACCTATGCTTTCAAATGGAATAAGAACTCAAAGAGACTTACCATTCAAGGACGTGATCCAAATAGATCAGGAGTAGGGGGTTCAAATAGTAATTCTAATTCACAGTTAGCTCAAGGATTTTCGAGCGGGAATGGCGGATACGATCTATATGTGAGATGTTTTGTTAAAATAGGTGACGAGTATCTTTTCGATGACGAATTGTTTGTTAGATATTGTATCGCTAAGTCCAAGATAGCTTTAGGAAGAATGCTCGGAACATTTAATTATAACCTTCCTGGAGGGGTTCAAGTAAATGCAACGGACGTCATTAGTGCCGGAACCGAAGAGTTACAGGAGGTCATGGATATGATCAATGGTGAGAACACCCCTAGTTATTTCCTACAGTGGAATTAAAAAATATACAGTGAGTCTGTCATGGACAGCTTTTAGCTCCCTTTATTTCTGTCGATATATAAACAAAAATAGGGATGAGAGACATTTACAACAGAGATCCACAAGATCCTAATTACGTACCTTACATCTTGGAGGTCACAGATCCAATAGAGATCTGTGTTGGCCAGCTTAAAATGATGCTCTTGACAGACAAGGGTGAAGTTTTAGGTGATCCTAAATTTGGGCTTGGCTTGGAATCTTTAATTTTCGAATTAAACCTATCTCAGGACTCTATAAGAAAAGAGCTAGATCTGCATCTGTCAACATATTGCCCGCTTTTTAGAGTACTCGGTGGAACATATGATTTGAAGTTTTATTTGGGTACGAATAGGGATATAGCATTTCTAGATTTTCTTTTGCCTTACCAAGGCGATCAAAGTCCAGTTGTTAGTTTAAAGTTAAGTTAAAAAGCATGAACATATATCAAAAGAATAGAATTCTAATCAGCGGTCTCTTATCGGACACCTATGTTTTTCTACAGAGAACATATAATCAGTCTAGAAACGTATTTACCGCTGCTTCAGCTTGGGGACAAATACTTTTTGTATTACAGAACCTATCGCAGATGATCCTTTATTTCATAGAGGACTCAATTACCGAATTAAACATTTATCAAGCAACACGGGACTACTCAGTGAAGAGTATAGCTAGACTGTCTGGGTACGATCCAGGCAGAGCATCGACAGCTCAGGGAGAGATCTCAATACAATGGAATCTTAATACTGCTCCAGTTGGTGGGGGATCAGTTATAATAGCGAACAACACACAGGTTCAATGTATACAGAACGGTAAGTACTATTCTATGATGTTACCCTCTCCGACGGTTACCTTCAATCTTGTGCCCAATAACACTCTAAGGGTTAAGATAGCACAGGGAACAGTTCAAAATGCGACTGTTACGGGGACTGGACTTGCACTTCAATCTTTTAACATACCTTCTAAATCGGGAGCTTTTATTGATCAATATTATGTGAACGTTTATGTGAATGAGGAGAAGTGGAAAAGATATGATTCTTTTTATGATATGCCTTTGCAGGGATCTACTTTCATAGTAAGAACCGGTATTTCACAGGGAATTGATGTCTATTTTGGTAATGGTAATTTTGGCAAGGTTCCACCTCCTGGATCTATAATAAGAATAGAGTACATACAGACACTAGGAGGACAAGGAAATCTTAGATCAACAGCAGATAAGCCAATTACTTATAGATTCACAACTTTAGGGACCGATCTATTTGGACAGCAGCTTAATCTTAATGATTGTGTTAATATCAGAAATGAGGTTGATCCTTTGTTTGGTAGCGATCCCGAGAGTACTGAACTTATAAGATTGGTTGCACCCTATACTAGTAGAGCGTTCGTTCTGGCAAATCCACAATCGTATGAAATATATTTGACAAGATTAAATATTTTCTCGCAAATACATGCTTACTCTACTTTTGAAGATGAATATTTGGACGATGATAATATAGTTTACATTTATCTAGTTCCAGATATAACCCTTAACCTAGAATCAAACCAGGATTACTTTGATATACCCACAGCGGAGTTTATACTTTCACCTGAAATGAAATTAGCTATAATAAATCTTCTGGAGGATTCAGGACAAATGATAGCTACTACCGTGTTAAAGATAATTGATCCAGCTATAACTAGGATAGTTGGTAACGCTTCTGTTACGATATTTGAAGGCAACGATCCAACTACCATAAAGAACACTATCCGTAGATCCATAGCAAGCTATATGCTCAATCTAAAGAGAAGAGACAGAATACCAAGATCTGATATTATCGCTATATTAGAATCTATACCAGGTGTTGACTCAGCTAACTTCTTTTTTACAAGCCAGAAGAATGAAGCAAATCAGTTAACAATGCAGGGTGCTACTAATTTAAACGCTGCAACACTTAACACTCAGGTTGGAATAGATTCTTTCGGTGACATCCTCATAGGAAGAAATGAGTTAGTAATAATGAGAGGAGGATGGACAGACCGTTACGGCGTGACCTATAAAGAAGGTATCGTTGATGGCGCACCTTGTTCTTTGAATATTGATATACCTTATGTGGTTCCTAATACATTTAACACAGAATCCGCTAAGAACCAGAAGTCTGTTATTATTGATTCTAACAGCCAGACCGTACCAAGAACAATGTAATTATGGCGTCAAATAATAGATTTCTACCGCAATTCCAGGACCCTGAAGGAGGAGTAAATTTTACTGTTGTAAGAAAGGTTCCGCCTACTACAAACAGTACATATTACCAGCCCAATGACGTGTATGCAACCACGCAGTTAGCAGAGGAAAGATCATATAATATAGGATGCACCGGTTACAGAAACGTAACGGTTAATGCAACAGGAACCGTTAAATATGCTCCGTGTGCAGCTTCTGCTACTTATGTTATCCTCATGCAGGGTATGCCTAAGATTAATCAGGAGAGGATCTATTATGCATTCGATCCAACTGATAATATAGATGATGTTAAAAATAGCATTAATGACAACATCTATACAGGTTTTGAGTATAAAGAAAAGATTTTTGAGAAATCTATGTCTAAAGTCATACTAAGAGATCCAGTAAAAGCTTCTATACTTCAATACTTCCAGAGGGTAGTTTTTGGATTAATAGAATCGACAAAACAGATAAGTAACTTCGTTAACTATACAGTGAAGAAAAATAACAGGAGAGTATTCTAATGGCAGACAGTAAGTTAAAGTTCTTTAATAAATCGGGCAATCCGCTCAACTTTGCTTACGTTGGGCCAACTGGACCAACCCCTCTTGATTTCAAGCTACTATATGTTAGCTCATCCACATCGAATTCTAGGGGGCAGCTGGACGTAAGCAATCTAGACAACACCTCTACTTTGGTATTTAACATACAGGATACTAACGGATTTAATATCACAGGATGGGCCAATGAATTAAGTTACTTTCTAGACAGAGGTGCGGAGGTTGATATAACCCTTGACATCCTACCAGAAAATCAATTCAGAGGTAGGGTTTCTAGCGTAACAGTGGGGGGCAGTTCCATTACCGTTGTCTTTTCTCAAGTAAATGGACTTGTTATAGTTTCAACCGGAAAAAATATAAAGGTTACAACTAACTACGCATATAGACCTGGCGGTTATTTTACTGGTAACATATATTTCGATCAAGTTTCAGCCGGTCTTTACGAAAACCAGCAGATATTTGTAGTAGAAGAAGGATATGGACTTTCAACGGAAGCGGAAACGTGGAGCAGCGTTTCTAGCGGATCCAGCTTAAATTCTTACATTAGATCAGTGTTTACAGGTAGCGAAACTGTTCTTGTGGCTGGTAGAGCTGGCGGTTCTGGACTTTTTAGATATTCAACCGATGGCGGGCAGAGCTTCACCCCAATATCAATATCAAGCCAAATTGTATATGGATTAGGTTGGAATGGGTTATCCGGGTCCTCCTCTGTGTTCTTGCTAAGTACATTGAGCTCGGCTAATAGGATATTTAGAGGTACAGGATCAAGTGTTTCACCTACTGTTTCTGCAGCCAGTTCCATGCCCGCTATACCAGGAGGACAGAAGAACGATATGAGAGGCGTAGCCTTTACGGATCAATCCGGAGGTGGAGTTGCTATCTCCGTCGGACGTCTTTATAGTAGCTCTGATCCTACTGGGGGTGGAACATCACTAGCTAGTGTTATCTGGAGATCTACAGACAGCGGTGACAACTGGACCGATATATCACCGGCTTCAACTTCTGGACTACGTGACGTTGTTTTCCAGAGTGGAAATGGATTTATAGTAGGCGAGAATTCTATACTGTATTTTTCTAGCGACTCCGGATCAACCTGGACAGCTGCTACCAGCCCTGCATCATCGAATTTCATAAGAGGATTTTTGCTACCTAATGGTAAGGGATTTGCTGTTGGAACAGGCGGAGTCTTAATAACAACCGGTGACTTTGGTCAATCGTGGTCCGCTCTAGATACTGGGGTATCCGTAGATCTATTCGATGTTTATTTCTGGGACAGCATGAACGGGTTCATAGTTGGTGATGGCGGAATTATACTCAGAACCAAAAATGGAGGGTTTTCTTGGTTACAACAACCATCACCAACTTCTTCAGATCTACTCACGGTATATGCAGATCCATCTTCATCTAACTATGGATTTGCTGGCGGCTCGAGTGAGACCGTTATATCTGCTAATATAGATATAGAGCTTCAGTACCTTTATCCTAGAGCGGGATCTACGGGAGCTGCCGGTCCTTCGCTATGGAGAACTAGGTGGGAGAGCGACAACTACGGTGACGTGGACGTTTCCGAGATTATATTCACCTATAAAATAGTGGAAGGAGCTGGGGGAACGGGTGGTGAACAATATCCCCTTATCGTATCTTATCCTAATATAGCAATACCTGTAGATTATAACGTAGACGATTATTATTCAAATGGATATCTGATAAGCGGATCTACTGGACCTGCGCATTCGGAAGCCCTCCCTATAAATGTTGCTTTAAATGCAACCGATCTTTATGCTGATGTTTATCAGAGAAAATTGATAGTAGAGGATCTTTCATCTGGAACACCAGAGAAGATTTTGGTAGTTGATTTTTACGGTGAGGTTGTTGGGGAGGACGAGAGATTCAATGTGATGCTTCAGAATTTAGGCAGAACTTTCTATGCACAGGATGCTAATATTTTACGTGATAGCGATCCAAAAGAACCCCTACCTAACTTCTTAGAGATTAACGAGAAAAGAAAGGAACTTTTATTTGCCGGCGATCAAATATACAACTATATAGGTGCCTATAAGGGATTGATAAATGCATTGAAATTCTTTGGCTATCAGGATTTGAGAATCAAAGAATATTGGCTTAATCTCGCATACAACTCGGTTGAAAGGGTATCTCCTCTTTTACAGAATAATGCTTTCCTAGCACAGTATCAGTATCAAAATGGTGGAGCCTATAGTCAGAGTGTTCTGATTAGCGACGTTTTAGATAATGCTAACAAAGGAAAATATAGATTAGAGCAGACATATGGACCAGGTCCGGATGGAACTTACGTTCTCGATGTCTCTTCTGAGTCTACTTTAGTTCCTAGTAGAACCTATAAAAAGACTTCGTTATTCGGTCTTTATTACGATCTTAACAAGCAAACAACAGATGTTGATGTTTATGGATATCCTGTTGTTGTTGACTCATTTACCTTCACACAGGAAGAGGTTTTAATTAAACTTTTTGCTCTTAAAGAAAGACTTAAAGCAACATATCTTCCTTTGAATGCAAGAATAGTAGATATCTGTGGTGAAGGTATTTACTTTACGGTTTACAACACCAAAGCTTGGACGGATTCTATGGTCAGATCCGATATACAATCTGGATTTTACCTTGATATAGTAGCCAATCCAGATTTTGGATTTATTGAGGATCTAAGAGCTTTTTCAACCAGACCTTATTCAACTACATTACAAACTCCAGAAAATTACGGGGATTTGGTTAGTGTTAACGTTGAATTATATGGTGCTACTGGATCTTCCGGAGGTGCTCTATATTTCGAAGGAATCCCAGCAACAGGCGGAAATCAGACTTTGCAAGTTTATGCAGGCAAGCAATATAATTTCAATCTTACTGCTAATCTGCAGTCTGTACAGGTTGGTGATTATGATTTTTATCTGAGCACTACTCCATACCCGACACAAACTGATCCATTGGGGGTTACCGGAAATGGTACGACAGGTGCTACTCCTCTAGAATGGTATGTAAATCCACAAGAGGTTACTACTGTGTATTACTACTCCACGGTTAACCCTGCTTTTATAAATGGCACCATCTCTGTTTTGCCTTCTCTTAGCTCGGATTTTGGAAACATTTCGGATCCTCTTTATTATCTGCAAACTAGATCTGCCGCAGAGAATGTAGCTATGGTTCAGGCCATATCCAATTGGTATCAACAGAAGGAGAACGGTAATCTAAAAAAGCTTGGTGATGGCATACAGGACCCAAATCCTCTAGTTGATCCAATAAGTGGACAGCCATATCAGAACCCACTGGGTATGCCAGTTGTTCTTGAATTGCTAACCGATATATGGCTTTGGAGCGAGATGAGTATGAGTTGGAGCTCTCTGACACTTCCTTTATTTAGTGTGGGTGACTATGCATTAGTTAGACAATATCAGGATTTCCTTACTTTTGGTTTAACTGGTGGATATTACGGAACTGTAACATCAATCAACTACGCAACTGGCGAATATACCTTGTTGAAGGATGTGGGTGGATCTGTAACGGTAGGAGGCGAGCTTTTGGTTTCTCCGATACAGGAATATCTAATGCTAACATGGGCTAATATAGATTTCTCGAACATGTTTGAGATCGAGTGGATCATACAGAAGCTACCAACAGAACCGGGTTTACCCTATTATTATGAATTTAGAGGGAATATCCTAGGTTATTATAAATTTTCACACTTCCTGTCTTACGCTGGAAAATATAAGGTCATCTGTAACGTTTATGATGGATTTAATGCAAAAACAAATGTAATCAAGAATAACCTGATTGAGGTTGCTCCGTCTACCATTGATATTGATGCATGGACAAGATATAGAGAAGTAGAGTATTATGACTGGGAGCAAGTATACAAGCCATGGGAGCTTTATCAGTCGATATGGGAGTATCCTGCTGAGGGAATGACTTACCAAGAGCTGAATAAAGAAATGCCAGCTCAGATGCTTGCTTATGCAACTTACGGTAATAATGTCGAGGAAGGTCAGAGCTTATATGTAGGAGCATATTCAGATCCTATAGGAGCAACCGGATATTTAGAACTATCACAATCGATATTAACTCCAACCTCCATAGCTTCTCCGGATTCGCCATCTTATCCAGGAACATTCGGATTCGCTGAAATTACAACCTCTGCTGCTCATGGACTTTTGCTTGGAGACTATGTTTGGATATGTAACTCGGATACACCGGAGGTTAATGGAAACTGGCAGGTGCAGGAGATATTCAGTACTACAGTTTTTTCCATATCTCTTACTCTAGATACGTCTATGTCTGGTGTGGTTTATTCATCGAGCGAGAACTCGGTTACTTTAAATGGCAACGAAACAATTGCTACGCCTGGGTCGATTAAAGTCTATATTGACAATAGACTAATTGGTGAAACAACAAATGGCGATAATCTTTATAAGACTACAAACAGCTTAGTTGCCTCTGTAAATCAGCTGGTTACGTATCCGGATTACTATGCTTCGTCTCCAGATCCAATTGGTGCTACAAATATAGTTACGATACAGGCTCCTGATATAACGGGTGCTCAGTTTAACGGGTCCGTTTTAACAACGGTTGTTACTGGATCTATATCTGTTCCTAGTTCTTCTGCATCACTCAGCGGAGGAACCGGATCTTATTATGGTTATACATATTGGAATGAAACTTCTGAGACGTACCCTAATGCTAATCTAAAATATTGGGGTGTTAAAAATCTAGATTGGCAGATATTCGAGGAGAGTCAATGGGTTGATGCCTATGCACACTCTTGGGAAGATTTCGCCTATAATGGTGAATGGCTAGGCGGATTCGAGATACACACCGCAACAGATGGTGATCATCTAAAATTAAGCACTGCAACTGAGCTTTATCCAGCTCCCGTTGGTGTAACATTTACAGCTTCTTCACCTAGCACATTAACACTTCAGGAAGTTGCTGACCAGCTTAATAACTCTAGTGATGACTATATTACTGACTTCTACTATACAGTTATGCCTCCTGGGATAGACTCGTCCACATTAGCTAACACATCGGATCTTGCTAACACATCAGAAAATATTTTTGCTGTGTCTGCATCAACCGGTACAACCCCACCGTACAGAAGTTGATCCCTTATTTTTTAATGCAATATATAATTGAATGCCATACTCAGGATTATACACACTAGGATTCGATATAGATTCGAACGATAAAATTTGGGCGGTAGGTCAAGATCTAAGAATGTTCAATGGAGCAACTTGGACCTACTATAATTACCAAAATTCAGCAGTGCCTTCAGCGGCTCCTTACTATCTCGACACGAGAACGGTATCGATTTCTCCAGATGGAACTAAATGGGTTGGGTGTGCGGAGATAGCATCTCTAGACGACCCCGCTATTTTCTATATAGCACCGGATGATGTTAATACTGGAAAGTCCTGGTCATTCAATGACATAGATACTTTTAATTCCCCGATGGAGGTTTCTAAAATATATGCTTGTCCATATGGAAATGATGTTTTAGCTTTCTTAACATTAGGCGGAACCGGATCTGCTGGCTTAACGGGTGGATTTCTTTATAGATATGACATACCAAATGACTCTTGGAAAAGAGTTGCAGACGGGTACATCTGGCCTCACATTTACGACATTAAAGCTAGAGGGTTTGGAGGGGACGACTATAGATATTATCTAGGCACAAGCCAGGGTATAATAGAAATTCCAGGTGAAGAACTTGGTGTTTCTTACCTAGAAGGTAATATACCATATATTCCTTCTGCTAACTTTTACAATTCATCAAATTTTTCAAACCTAAGTGATAATGTATACTCACTTGGATTAGATGAGAACTTCAACCTGTGGTCAGGTTCCGATTCTGGAAAACTACAATTCTGGGATTTCCAAACCTGGCAGACCTTCGATACACCAGGTGCTACTGCTAGTGTTACTAGTTTAGCGATAAGAGACAATGGCCACGTATTCTGGGGTAATTATGATATTGGTCCTGGACTATATCACTTTAATGGGGTTACTGGTTCTCTAATTGGCCTTAGCGGAAGTAATCAGATACTTTCATTGGGCATACAAAATAGAAACAGAAACCAAGACGGTGTTTTGACTTACGAAAACGATCTTTGGATACTAGCTCAAAATCAGCTAGATAGACTTTCATATGAGGTTCCTTATGTGAAAGCTTCTAGTTTACAACAGGGCGCAACTGGATGGAATTTCACTTATTACACGCAGGCAACTGGAAGTTCTAGACCTTTTGCTAACTCAATACCTGGTGTTAATAAGTACACCTGGGAATACCCTTACTGGCAGACATATCAAACGGATTATCTTCAGTACAAGTTCCCTGGTCTAGATCCAAGAAATCTTTTTCTAACAACGGAGCTTTCCGCTATAGCTTCAGGAGAAGCTGGCAAGCAGCCTTATTGGAATAATCCACCAATACCCTCTGTGGAGGATATGGATTTAGTAGATAGCGTGCAAGAAGCTAAATGGGCACAGATAGTTTCAAATCTTTCAAATGTCCCGGGTTTCGAGATTTATACCAATTGTATAATTGATACAGGATCACATAAAAGATATGTTATAGGCGGGGCTATATTAGGCATATATCAGCCTTTCAGTAATGGAGCTGAGACTAATCCAGCATTCACCGGTATTCTACTGGGAAAGGATATAAACGGTGACGATTCTTATCTTTTTGCTAGTAACCCTTCTCTAGCGGGATCTCTCTCTATACAAGGAGGACAGACTCATGATGCATCAGATTCACCCTTTCTAGAAACGGATTCATATACTGGTTTTATAGCTAGTTACGACGAGGAGGGAAGAGTGGTTGATTCTATGGGGGTTTCTGGTAAAAGCACAAAGGTGCTAAGAATAATACCATCGGAGGACGGGAATTCAATCTATGTTGGAGGATCATTCAATGGACTAATAGAGGTTGGAGACTATATTTGGTCTTCCGTAGCTCCTACTGTAGGTCCTACTGGTGCACCCATCGGGTTAACTAATTCAGATGTTCCAGGACTTGGCACTGATTATAGCTGGATTTATACACCGGGTGGAACCGGTGAATATTCTCCTAATATAGGAATACAGTGGACTTATGTGGATCCGTCCAGTGCAAGTACATCAGATTCCAATTTTAGATTATATGGCGAGGACGGCATAACACAGGTTTCTGGTAATTTATCAAGTTCAACCGCAATCAAATACATTTCTGTTGGTCAGTCACCGACATCCGGATCTCTTTCCACGGCAGGTTCTGATTTGTACACCGGAATGGTGGTACAAATAGGGGGTGCTTATTACAGGATTGATACAATAACATATTTTTTACCCGATAGTAATTTTAATTCCGACGTTTACTGTATGGGTGTTACCTGGGTATCAGGATCGCAAAGCTTAACCTCGGGAAGCGATTATACTTTTGATTTCTGGTATTGGAACCAGTTATCTTTCCCTCTAATTAGAAACGGTGCAACAGATACTAGCTCAATAGAGGCAGGATCTGGTATTTTTATAATGGAATTAACTAACAATATTGGAAACACTACTTCTCTAAGGGACGTTAACTCCGAGACTGATTGGAAGTATCAAGTTAAGAATTTTAGACACTTTCCTTCTGATGTTAGCTCGGTAAACGCAAATACGGTTGAACAGTTAATGATGGATTCGTCTTTGGGTAAATTGGCTTTATCTTTCCAGACTGATTATGTTAGTCCTACTTACAAAATGTCAACTCTAAAGAATGCATGGAATAGAACTACAGATAACATTTATGTACCCGACCAATTAGGGAACACCGGTACTTCATCAGATGTTAATGGCGTCATTATTATGAATTCCTTAGATTTCAGCTTAAGAGCAGCGGCACAGATTAATAATGACGGGATGGATAGTGTAACTGCTGTTTCCGTAGCTTCACTATCTGGAACGGAGACCGTAGCGGTCAATGGCTCTACTAATGTTAGCATCAATATAACCGGTGTTACACTTACCAATCCTACTGTTTATAGCGGCTATAAACCTTTCTATTTTATCATGGATTATTCAGACCCCGGTAACATAGGAATTACCGGAAGTTTCTTTAGTTCTTTTGGATCTGATACTACAAATCTGAAGCCATTCCAAAGAAATGCTGGATATTTGAGCAAGTACAATGGCTATTATACCGTGACCAATCAACACTATGGAGCTACATCTGATACATATCTTGGTAAAGATATAGAGTTCGACCTCCCTGGTCAGTACTTAGTAACCGGTTTTGTAAATCCCTCAAATTCAACAGAGAAGGTAATATTCGGACCTTTGCCTGATATACAGACAATTACACAAACCGGAGCTGGCTCTTCGACAGCATCGGATAGCGATATCTGGAATTCGAGACCTGTTGCTACTGAAACTGGTAATCTAGTTGGTATTTTCACAGGAGCAACCTCCGCTTCAGCCTCGAATAATTTACAGAATACTTATGTCTTTAAACAGGACTTAAATACTGGAGTAGTGAGCACATTAAGTTTGGAAAACGTTAAAACTGTATCGGGTAACGTATTCTCTTCTGATTCAATAGGGAACATATTCTTTACTGGTCAGAATGATTCCACCTATGGCGGATCAACAGGACCTGCTTGGTTGGATTATGTTACGACTAATAGTAACGCTAATGTGTATTCTTTCCTCTCTGAGCAATACATTCCTCAACTTGGTGTCAATATGGGACAGATTATATCTAGACCAGGGTCGAACCCGTGGACGTGGTGTGATGTACACCAATCTGATAAGGGACTGACACTTCCACAGCTTTGCACTGTTTTCTTCTCCAATTATAATTCTGCTATCTACGGAAAGCAAAATAACGTATGGATACTAAGCGATGCGAAAACCGGCACAGAGATATTGAATGTTAAGAACACTCCTTATTTTATTTACACATTCGCTCAGGAGGGCTACTACTCCATTTACAATTCAGTGGAGGATGCATTCGGAAATGTATATGAAGTATCTAATCCTGCTTTTGTAACCGTAGTGAATTACACAGATAAAAACCCTAATGATAAAAATCCTTTCGCTGTTAATTCATCAGATTACGGATGGCCAATACCACCAAAAAACACTGATCAGAAGCTACAAGCTTTAGAGAAAACAATGGCTCAGGATCAAATTGAAAATGCTAAAAATAATAAATTACCTTTTGTTTCAAACCTAGTTATTAAGGATAATCCTGACGCCACTTTTAATCAATAAAAATAAGTGGATAAATCGAATCCTTTTTGTTTATAAGTAATATAATATCTAATATGGAAAAACTATCAAAAATCCCAAATTCGGAAAAAAGAAAACCTAAAAATCCGATAAGATTCAAAATTGAATTAAACGAGGAACAAAAAATAGCAAAATCACTGATTTACGATAATCCTGTTGTCTTGATAAAAGGTCAAGCAGGATCTGGTAAGACTTTAGTTGCTTGCCAGGTTGCTATGGACATGTTTTTCAAAAGGGAAATAGAAAAGATCATAATAACCAGACCGACTGTAGCAAAAGAGGACATAGGTTTTTTGCCCGGCGATCTCAAGGAAAAAATGGATCCGTGGTTGGCTCCCATCTATTCAAATCTCCATCTTTTATACGATAGAGAGAAAGTTGATAAGATGCTAGCTGAGAATCAAATAGAGATAGTGCCTTTTGCCTTCATGAGAGGTAGAACATTCCCTAATTCCTTCGTTGTCGTTGACGAGTGTCAAAACATCACACACAGTCAAACCGAGATGATGCTAGGCCGCTTAGGTAAAGGTGGTAAAATGGTTTTCTGCGGGGACATAACACAATCGGATCTTAAGAATAAGAAAGAAAGCGGAATAAGCTTTTTTGCTAGATTAGAGGAGAATGTTAAGGGTGTTAAAGTGATCTCGCTTAAAACTAATCATAGACACGAAATAGTGGAACCGATCCTTAGAGTTTACGGTGACTTTAGAGATTAGTGTTTATTGATATAATTTCTCTTCGATATATAACTCTGAAAAAAGGATAAAAAAATAATAAAAAATGGCATCTGTAAGTATTACTGAAATTTTAGGTTCTGATTCGATATCGGGATCTAGAATTACCATAAATTCCAACTTTCTAATTCTTCAGAATTGGGTAAATGGATTTGAAAATGTATTTGGAATAGACACCTCTACTGGTGTAATGGATCTAACTGGAGCTTCAACGGGTAGGGTTTCTGCTTTGACTATTAGAGCAAACACTTTCTCCACCCCTGCGTCAGGCACTGCACTAGCAGCAATAGCAAGTAACGGTGCTGCTTCTTTTGTTTCGACGTCAACACAGACACTAGCAGTATCTGGAGCATCCACATTTAGTGGGGCATTGGGTATAGCTGGTAATCTAACTCAAGCAGCTGGTGTAACAGCTAGCTTTGCTGGTAACGTTGGTTATACTGGAAGATCGACTTACGGGGCTTATTCTAACGAGGTCCATGCAAACAACTGGAGCACTAATGGATCATTAGCTGGTGGAGCACCTGGATTAACTTCTGCATTTCCTGTTAGTACAACTGGTGTAGGCGGCGGTGGTATATCTACTAATGTTAACAATCCTTACATCTTCACTGGAACTGAAGATGTTATCTATGCAAACTGCGGTCCAACCGGATTTTACATGCAGGTTGTTGGGGGAAGCGGAGGCACAGCATCTAACTTGCCTTCTGGATACAGAGTTACTATCGTTAACACTGCAAGAGCAACCACACCTTTTATTGCAACTGGAGTTACTGGTGTAACACAAACTTACTATACTGGGTTTAATACTACCAGCACATATGGCTCGTATACTGGTATCACTTTCGCAGCTAATACTCCATACAGAAGTTCTGTTACACTACAATGGGAATCTAGAATTGCAGGTGACCAAACAGAACAAAAAGGTTCATGGGTTATTCTAGGTGGACAGAACGTTACAGCTGGATAAAAAAACAAAGGATAGAAGAAGATGGCAAAAACCCCTTTTATTAGGCCCCTGCAAGTTCAGGGTGGAACTTTTTATACATTTAGTTCAGCGGCAGAGGACCTTGCTTTTACATTTAATAATTCGGTCAATAAATTCAGGTTTTCCAAATTTGCACTATTGAATATTCCTGATATTAGCACCACTGCTTCTCAGGATAATACGGTTAAATTAAACGCTCCGGATAGCGCATTTATAGATTGGAGTACTGGTACATATAATCTCGTGCCTAGTGATGCTAATATTGCATTCTCTCAAAGCTTTCAATCGTACTGTTTAAATTTAGAAACGACTATAACCAGCAGCGATGAATACGACCCATCGTTAAAACAGAATGTCTCGGAGAGGGTTTTCTGGAAATGGATGAGAGAGATTGGAGCTTTGAGATTTAAAGCGGCGTCTTCTGAACAGGTGTCACCGTCTTTAGATCAAAATAGCGTTACGTTCGATTCTAATGGATTGCCAGTAACACAGAAGAGATACGTTGAGGGAGATGAGCCTACTGGGCAAACCGGAGGTTATGGATTAACAGGTCCTTATAGTAAAGTGGTTCAGTATATTGGTGGTCTTGATATTGTTAACTCTGTTAGGAATCAAGATAATGCTTATTCCGAGGTTTATGTATACGTGCCAACCTCTGACGGTAGCACTCCTACTGTTCTATTTAAGAACGTTGTTGATACCAATTACTACCCAGATTTTACTTGGACCAACAATCCTTCGGATCCTTTAGATGCCGAATATCTAACTGGAAGATCTTATTTGGATGTAAATCCTTCTGGATTGAGTACTTTAGCTATCTTTGACGAGGAAGCTTCAGGCGTACCAACTGTTTCTTATAGTGATACTTTTGATGGATCAACTTACACAGGGAACTGGTATGCACCCCTAGATACACCAAACAGTTATTTTTCTGACGATTCTTTCGTTAATCCATATAACAAGATTCTAAGCAAAACTTATGGATCAATAACAAATTGGGAATTCGTTAGATCAAACCTCGATTCAATAGGATTGGATTTCGATCCAAATTCATACAAACAAATTATCGATAATCCTAGCATTTCTACCATTGAGGAATTTAATTCCACCTCGGATGCTAACGATTTTGATTTTAATGCTGTTCTGATTTATTATGATGTATACGATCCTGCTAATGAAGCTGACGTTGCGACTAACTTGTATGGTGTTCTTTTTCTAGACGACGTTAATTCGGAATCTGGCGATTCTTTCATTCCTAGATTTAGTAAATATAGACCAAATCCAGTTACTAAACTAAACGGTAACTCTTACGGATTTAAGATCAATCTTAAATTCGATACCGATGTAGATCAGACAGGAGTAGAGCAGGCTATAAATGACTATTCGTCATTCTCGCTGTCTATGTTTATGGATGCTATGAATGTATTGCAAGATGCCTCTGGTACTATAAATGACACGGCTTCACAGTTTATCTTCTTAGAGCAGAGAGTTACTGCTATGGAGGATTTGCTTCTATCTAGCACAACTACAGCTACACTTGAAGCTAGAATAGCACAACTTGAATCTTCCTATGCTGCTAACCAATCGTTATTCACGAACACGAACGCAGTTATGCAGCTCATAGATCAAAACTATGAGATTTTGAGGTCCATTATAAATGGGCAATCCTCTATAACAGTTTCATATGATCTTGATTTAGTAAAGCAAGGGATGGGTATTAATGTCGACAGAACGATACCAAATGAGCTTTATATAAATAACGCTAACCAGGATTTCAATATAGGATCAAATTATGGTGTTGGTACTCTGACACAAACTGGTTCTAATGTGATACCGTTAGTTGAGTTTTCCAACTACTTCAAGCACGTAAACAACGGAATACCAATAACTTTAACGCAGGATCTAAACATCAGACTACAGGATACTACCGTTAGATGGAAAACAGGGCAAAGATTCAGAATAACCTTTGGTGATAGAGTCTATCCCTCTGCATTCTTTGTTAATATCTTGACTAATGCAACAGGTGAATATCCAGTTTCAAATCCAAGCGGGACTCCTTATTCAACCCTAATTATTTCATTAGATTCCGATTTCTTCTCTGGGTACGATTATATGCCAGTTCTGGAGATCGTATGTATTGATCAGAATAACTTGATATTCCAGGTTGATGCTATAGGAAAAAGTTTAACAAATAATAATATCTAATCAAAATGGCAGGCACCCAAAATTCGATAAGTTCTTTAGTGGCTCAATTTCTGAGGCTTCAAAAGAATGCCTTAGAAATTATTAATGGTTTAAATGAGGTAGCGACGTCTACGAACGAAACCGTTTCAATCGAGGTATTAGATGACAATGGGAATCCCACAACAGCGAGCATTCCTTCGTATGGATACATGAGAGCCCAAATCGAGAGGATTGATAATAATATTAAATCTTTAGCTGGAATATCTAACGGATCAACTGTTAGAAATCCCGACGGAACATATTCTCAGGTCTTCAAAGCAGAACCTTTAAAGAATCCTGCACCGATGGCCAATCTTCCTGTACCTGGAACATTCCAGACCAAGGACAATTGGTTCTTTGAAAGCTTTCTAAGTCCACTTTTATATGTGAGTATAGATGTAACAGGTAAGATCTCTGAAAATGCTGATAGAATACTTGTTAAAAGAATTATTGCTAACACAACAACTCAGGCTCAAAAGGATTTCTTTGATAATTCTTTAAAGGGTAGAAATGACGTTTCTTATGATACCTTCGTATCCGAATTAACTGCTGCGGGAATTCAATACTTCACTGACGAAAGTCTAGAGCAATTACCTCTGAGAAAACTTAGATATACTGGATCTTTTAGTGTTACCTCTTTTTACGATAGCGTTGTTTCTACAACAAGCCAAAATGGACAACTAGTTCAAACAACTGTTCGTAATTATAAACTAACAAGTTTAAAGTACACAGATACAACAACAGGGGTAAAGAATAGCAGGACACTCAATAACGGGAATAGACTAGCAACCGCAGACGGAACGATCTATTTAATCACCTCTGTTAACCTAGACGAATCCTCAGTTCAATTACAGAGGGTATCCGGTTATCAGCAGGTTTTCTTAGGAGCTGATACACTTAGCTATTTCTCAAATGACCTTGGCGACAGATTCGTTGATGTTAACATCGGAAATGATGAAAGACAAGGAGTTTTCTTTAAGACAATCGATGATAATTTCAATATAGTTTCATCTGAGTGGTCCACAGGTATCACATTCTGGAGCAGTGAATTAACCACGCTGGATTCAGCTGGTAATCTTGTTTCACTGGAACAGTTTTATTTGACACAGGTAGCGGATATCGGTAAGGTATTTCTCGATATGGCAAAGGAAAAAACAGTTCCGGCTATTCAAGGATTAACACCTAATGTGCCTACTGTTGCTGAGACAAACTTTAAAGTGGTTCAAATTAACAAGCAGGTTACTGACTCTGTTTCTGCTAAAACAGCTACAGATAAGGTTGCTGCTAAAAGTTCACTTAAGACCGAGATAGATGCATTGGATGCTTCGATTAATCAAACTAAAGTTCAGCTAAACCAAGCTAAATCACTGGGCACAGCTAAAGCTTCCTCCGGAGCAGTTAGTACGATACAAGCGAAATTAGATTCCCTTATAAACGAGAAATCAAAGAAGAGTCAGCTTTACTCGTCTGTTGTAAAGGACATCCAAACAACTACGTCGGATCTTTCACAGATTGATACGCAGCCTAAATATAGAGTAAGAGGATTCTGGGCAATACCCGATCCTGTTTTCGATCCTTTAACTGGTTCTCAGCAGGTAATAGCTTTCAAGGTAAGATACAGATATCTTTCTGATAGTGGTGCAACACAGCCAACTGAGCAAATTAAATTCGTTGATAATAACGGACAGCAAAAGACCGGAGCTTTCTCCAACTGGGTAGAATATACAACTCCAATCAGAAAGAAAGTCTATGATGAGAATAGAGGAGTTTATGTTTGGGCTCCTGAGAATGTTGATAATGCTGATGCTCAAAATATAAATCAAATTGATATTCCCATTCAAAAGGGTGAAAAAGTAGAAATACAAATCGCATCTGTGTCTGAAGCGGGATGGCCTAATAATCCTCACGTATCGATATATTCCGATCCTGTTTCTATTTCCTTCCCTAGCGACTTAGCTGTAAATGGTATAACTGATCTATTGAAGAAAAATAGCGAGGATTCAGCAGTAGTAACTGTTCAGGAGAATCTTAATGCACAGGGACTTCCTCAGCATCTTTCCGAGCAGTTTACTGAGAATGTAGTTACATATTTCCACCAGGCCTCGAGTATAGCATCTGGCTTTTTCAATTCAGCGGGTGGAACCATAAGCATATTTGATAAATTAGCGGAACTTCAACAACAGATTGCCACACTACAATCCCTTGTCTCTGTTACTGTTGGTGTTCTCGAAGTTTATTTGTTAGACGGTATTAGTTCACTTCAAGTTTCAGCTGGACAGGTAATTTCATTAAATGCGGGATACTATAATGATCTATTTGATCTAACTGTTCCTGCAAATGTAGGTAAGATATACACTAAGACCTATCTTATATCCCTTACTAACTCTCAGGCAACCCCTGTAGAACTTCAGTCTATAGTTCCTGGCGGATTTACCACTCAAGCTCCTATTTCGACTTATCCTCAGATAGATGGATATGGAACTAACCTTAGATATGGCGCGGTTCCTTTATCGGTAACAACATACGCATCTTCAGACGTAATTTCAAATACCGAAATTTATCAGGCTGCTCCTTTTGCATGTGCTCAAACATATGGACAGTACATGTATTCAAGGTACAAGAACATTGGATTGAATCAGGACCTATATCTAACAAGTTCACAGATACCAGCTTTCAATCCTTTATATGACTATTCAGGTACTACACCTAGCACTTCCTTCTTTGGTGTAACTGGTGGAATTATGCCTCTCAATGGATCTTGTTTGATACCATACGATCCGCAAAATACGCCAGTCACAGCTTCCGGCGGTACAGCTGCAGGTATCTGGTCTGGTTTATGGTCAGGCACAACACCACAGGGAGGAGGGTACGTTTCAGAATTCTGTATATCTACAACCCATCCTGCTTTGAATACTGGTGCTACAGGTGATTATGTTACCTATGTTAAGCCTAATTTCGATAATACAGTAGCAGGGTCTATTTTGTATCCTGCATTCAGACATGCAATCGGATTCTACGCTGATATAACTCTACCTGAGTATTATTCACAAACTCAATATAGAACTCCAACAGCAGCGGCAGGAGCAACTGCTGCCTCTGTTGACATATACGATTCGCAGTGGCAGGATAGAGTTGGATTTGATGCAAACGATCAGTACCTCATTGGTAAATATTCCTGTGGTGCTTATCTTTTCTTAGGTATACCACAAACAACTTATTTAGCTGTAGATGGATTTACGTCTCAGTCATCTAAGAGGATCTATCAAGGACAGAATAACTCTGTCAATATTCCGATTATATTCCAATTTAGAGCACAGGATGTTGGCGGATATATCGGAGGATATAGAAAAGCTGGTACTTTGAGTAATGTAACTTATACTAAGAAGATTGGTATAGACTTACAACAGAGAGCGATTAGTGTATTTTCTTTTGATATAGAAGTTACCGGTTCGTATAGAAACCAGACCCTTATAGCTCCTAACTTTGGCTCTCAAGTAACTCCACCAGCAAATTCTACGGTTAATATTATAAATAACGTACTACGTGGTTAAAATGGTAATTCTATTTTGGATTGAACAAATGGAATTGACAGCCTTTTTAATCGATGATAAATACTAATAACAGATTCTAATAATTATTAGTAAATGGCATTTCAAAAGTTATACGACTACAACACCTCATTCTCTTTAATGAGAACAAATCCCGTTTTATCGGGAAATGTAAAAATCACTGTTGATTCAGATGGAGGGGTTTGGCTGAATTCGATTAATGCGGATACCGCTTTAAGTACTGATACTTTTAAAAAGTATAATGTTACCGGAGAAAAAACATACGCACAGGATCTTTTTCAATTCTTTAACCCTAGCCTAATATCTAGAAGCATTGTTTTTAAGGTTGGTCAATTGACAAACGGTGAGAATCAATCCACTAATAACTATGCAGGGCAATATGATTTTTTATATTCTGCTGGTGCTCAAACACTTATAGATAAAAATTATCCGGAAGACTTCTCTTATTTTGCACCACTTTGGGTAAAGAGTGAGATACCTGATTTCTTTGTTATATTCAAAGTACCTGGACCTCTTTCCTATACATATTCACAGAATCAGACTGTTATCAATTCTGGTGTGAAGTATAAGGTGGTTAAGAATTACGATCAGGATAATTTTGTGGTCAGATACGGAGTAGACGGAAGTGGAAATCCAGTTTATTATCAAAGTGGAGATTTTTTCACTGGTCTAAACTCTCTAACATCATATAGCATTTTTTCAGGAAGCGGATCTGTTGTTATATTCGATGAACTCTATAACATTGATAATGTAGATGATGTACAGACTTATTTTACCGATAAAATATTACCAAATTCCGGCGTAATAAAAACTTTCGATCTCAGGTCTGGTACAAGAATAGGTAACTATATCAGAGGTATATTTTCGGACATTGGGGAATCGTATTCACCAGTGAACATTAATCTAGGGGATGGCGGATTTACATATTTCAATGGTATATCTGTAAATTCTGGAGTTTACACACAAGCGGGTGAATTGACCTGGGATTATTTCACAAGCTCTGATTCAACTGTACAAATCGACTTGGAAAGATTTATCACAGAAGGATTTTCTAGAAATGGAATAATTTGTCCTAGTCTTTTAAATCTTGAATTCCTTTTTGATGATTCTGAAGCAATTGACTATGATATCAATAGATATTACGGAGCTTATGTTTCTAGAAATGACACTGGTGAATTTATACTAAATGGTGAATTCCTTTATCAATTTAGAAATTCAGAGGGTAATCAAAATTATCCAATACCTAGCAGAAATGCATTCGGATATTATTACGACAATACATCATATCCGGTAGCTGCTACCGCAGGTGTTAGATTATATTATGAGGGAGCAAGTGGATTCCTTCCTGGATCAAATGACACTAATTCGACTAGCTCTTTGAAGTTATTTTATGTAACCGATAAGAACGATAACTTTTATTCACTTAAGAGAACCGATAACTGGGATAGTTCAGTAACTGCAAGTTCTCCTTATGGTTACGGCCCTTATGATCCTTCTACAGAATTCTTTAGTGCTACTGGATCTACCGGATGCACTGCAGGAACTTTTGTTTTACAGAACACATCAGTGGATCTTTTAAACTTCACAGGTATAGAGAATCAAGCTGTGAGTGCCAATGGATTTATAGCCGGTAAAAACGGAAACCCTTATTTCAACATAGAATTCCTACAACCTTGGAATATCCCAAGCAAAGATATTGTGATCAAGGTATATTGGCCACAGGGATCTAGATCGGAGGGAGCGGAGAGATTTGATATAATTAGAAGTGGTGATTTTTCTGCTACGATAGTTTGGGTAGCTGGTAGTACATATAGTAGCGGGAACGACTATTATTTTAACGCATCTGCAGGTACTACCGGTGACATAGCTAATTCTTTTTCAACTTCAGTTTATGAAGTTTCTGAATTGGTGTGGGATTCTGGTACAGTTGAATCTAGCTCTATAATTAGAGTTAAAAATGCTAACGATATAGGCAATTCCACCTATTACATATCGGTTTTCGATGACTATGACTATTTTGAATCAAAATATCAATGGATGTGGTCACCATCTAGCGCATATTCTATTGGTGACATTGTAAGATATGGCAGCCAATATTACCAGGCACTTTCAAACGTTACCGCTTCCCCTTCCTCGTCCAATCAAAATCCTGATGTTTTAGAGGGAACTACCTGGGAAAAATATTATTCATTTTCTAGCAGCGGATACCTTAATATTAAAGACGAAGACGCAGCCTCAGTTTCCGGAGTTAAGTATTTTCAAGGTGGTACAGATAAGCCTCTAGTTAGGGTATCCTTTGACGATGATATTTTAAATATTGTCAGAATAGGTAACTTCATACAAACCAAGCAGGGATTCTCCAGAATACAGGAGGTTGGTAGATATGTTGACGATCCGATATATGATACAAACACCAAACTTGTTACTGGATTTAATGACTATAGTCTATTTAGAACTGCTGTTATTGCTGACCCGTATGAACAAATAGTTCTAGGCTCTGATTCGAAGTTCAATGTATTTGAACCCTATATTTTAAAAACTGGCGTATTTACATTTTTTGATTTCAAGGATTTTGATTTCGATTTTTGGTCATCTGTATATGGTATAAATCCAAATTACGAGACGTTCCGATATTTCCAACTTTTACCCGATACGGAAGGAGAAATAGTAGCTGATATACCTTATTATGTAAAGAACGGATCCGTCTATTATAACGGCATTCTTTATAATGGAACTAACACCTTCACCGGTGTTAGCGGTGCTTCTAGTTTTACAAATAATAATACATCAACGATAATTCCTGTTGTTTATCCTCTTGAGTTTTCCAATGCTTTATATGAGACATATAGTACAGATACTGGATATGAAAAAAATCTAAACAGCTTCCAGGGGTTCATTGGTATCAGATCGATAGAGCAAACTAATTTACAGCCAAATAATGCAACAAAAGAGCAGCAATTTAATTACGGATTGCTTGCTAGCGAGTACTCTTATTTACAGGAGAATTACACAATTGAAAGAGCTAATTTATCTAGAATAGTTCCTTTCATAAATAAATGGGGATATAAAAACGGTACTGATTCTAGAGGTCACCAATATAGATTAAATCTTAGTCCTTCTTTTTCTCCAAGTAACTTTTCACCTACGTTCCAGAATTTCTATCCTGACCCTAAGTATTTGACTCACGAATGGTTCCTTCTGGAAAATGTACCAAGGGAATTTCCTGTAGAATTTATGAAGGATCAACAAAGTTATATGGCTGGACCTATAGATCTTGGTTCAGCTGTAGATACAACACCTAATTCTTCTGATTATTTGCCGTCTTACTTTACAGTAACACCTGAGGATTATCCATCTGAATATCAAGATTTGACAGATCAGACAAAGGAGCTATTTACAGAGTTTACCTACAACGAGGGTAACGGTTATTATGAAACTATCTTTAGAGGAGCAAAAGTTGTATTAAAGAAAAGATCTGATTTCAAAGCTGATATCCAAGGAAACGATGTTAATCTTTATGTCGATGGATATAGAGGATATGAGGGATATAGATATGCTTCTCTGCTAAGAGTAATCCCGGAGAATTCCACTACAATACAAACTCCCGTATCATACAGATTCATAGAAAACAACACCCAGAAGTTTATAATTATGCTGATTGATGTTGTGATGAATGACTATAAGCTACAACCATTGGGATATACCGGGGGAACTGGCGGATCACCTATAGCTGACTATACCCTCCTTTATACTCTGAGCGACAAGAACGAGCTTGCTTCATCTTTTGTTAACGGACAGCCTTTATATACTATTGCGGATACAAAACTAAGTGCAGCTTTAAATCTATCTAATGCATCAGGCAGTATTGTTAATACTTCAACAAATCCTGGAAGGATAGTGATAACACCAAATCCCAGCTACGATACAGATTTAAGAGAGGAGGTTAATCTAACGTACCCAAATAGCGCTTCAGCTTCGGGATTGAGTTATCAAGGACCAGGAAGTTTCTCCGTACCTGATATAGGAACTCAGTACCCTTGGGCAACTGGAGTTGGCGAGAGATTTTTAGAATTTGGACCAGTGGGACAAAATGGCAATTATTATTTTACCGTACCTTTCTCATTTTCAAGTCCTGTTACCGTTCCTGTCGGTGCTAGCAGTATCTATAGAAACAAGCCTGTTTTTCAAGTAGAAGGAGGACAAAATTATTTTGATTTCATAGCAAAAAGAACTTCTTTTTCTTATGTTGCTGATAAAGTAAATGCTCTTAATTCCTATGTTACCTACGAATCTTATTTTTATAACGATTCCACATCAACGTCTTCTGTAAAACCGGATGATTTTTCTATCTACTTCGAGGATCCAGCTGAACTGTATAAAATTGCAGAATCCAGACCTGTTAAAGTTTATTCGTCTACTGCTGCTAGCTTTAGACCCGGATTGATACCAGGAAGAGGTCCACAGACTGAATCTGTGAGGCAAGCTAATTCTTACGATATACAGGTTTTACCAGCAGGTGTTCCGTCTCAACTTCTTAGGCATTCTGGAAAATACGAGCCCATGTTTAGGAAGACGATATTCTTCCAGTCTGATAAGGACGATACCATACCTAACACGGGAATAAATTTATCATTTAGAAACTGTACCTTTTCTCCTCAAACACTCGATTTTGGATTAATAAGAAATCTGAATTACACAAAGGTATCGGAAAACAATATTCTACAGGCTAGCGAGAAATTACCAGCAGGTCCAAGATACCCACTCGTTGGTCAAACACCTATTGCTAGAAAAGATTTTAACGTTTTCCAGTCCTCGTGGGATGCTGGATATTACAACAAGTACACTTCGGCTACTGTGGAAACACCAGTTGCTGGTACTAGGTCCATGATTGAGCAAAAAAGCTTTCTTGGAAGTAAGATGATGAAGACTCCAAAGAATATCATTATAGATAATCAGATAGTTCTTCAGCTGAGTAATACCGCCGGGACTAGCGACGTTAGCACTATAAACACAGATGCTTTCAATTCAT